AGATTTTACAATCTTGGGCTTATACACAGCTTAGCTATTACTATTTCCTTCTTCTCTATGATCGTATAGATACAATCCTCATATAACCCTCAGAAGGTAGGTTAGTGAATTTAGAGGACATTAAGACCACTCGTACTAATACGAAATTGAATTGCCCCTATTCATCCATTTCATTTGAACTTAATCAAAAGCGTCTTATTTAATTCACAAATAATAATCAGATTACCTACTGATTTCCCCTTACAGACAGTCTTGGCTTGTCATTAAACTACCAACAATGTACATTGTTTTGACTTAGGGAGTACTGATATTAAAAAACTACTTATCCATTTCTAAGTGGAATATTTCTCCTAGGATACCTCTATATCCGACTGTATTATTACAACAGCATCTGTTAATTCAGATTATAGTAATCTATCTTACAATAAACAACATCATCTTAGCATGATTATTTCTCTCCTAACTACAAGTATACTTGCACTGCCAGAAACTATCTATCTTCAGTAAGTAGTTTAACTTTTAAAAAATCACTTGTCCATATCTAGTAGAAATAGTATATCAGTCATTGTACATTTCAGATAAATGATGCCGAACTATTCTTTACAATAAACACAACTGCTAGTACAGTTTATAATATTAGGAATCGAACCTAAATCTCTATCCATGAGAGTTATCCAGTGACGGACATTATTATTGTTTATCTTCAAGCAAGTGATTTAATTTTTAATTTCTTATTTCAAATAATATTTTATCTGATATAAATTTCATTCCTTTATCGTTTGGATGTGAAGCAATACCACTATTTTGATATTCTCCCCAAGCATAATTGGTCGGATCAGATTTCATTTCTAAAAGATCTACTAATATACATTTGTTTTCAATTGAGACTTCTCTTATTATTTTATCTTTTATTGATATGACTTCATAAGGATTTCCACTAGAATCAAATTGATATTGTGACCAAACTGTTGTTACTAATATAATATTATTACCATATTTTTTATAATAGTTTACAAGTTTTTTTAATGCATCTTTAAAATTACAAACATCACTTACGTTTTCACCAACTTTAATTACAACATAATCATATTGTAAAGATGTTGTAATTCCATAATGTTCTACACCAACATTAAAATTGTTTTCCCAAACAGCAATGTTTTTTCTATTTAATACATCAGTTTGTAGTTCTGTTTTTAATAGACTACAAAAATCTTTATCAGGTGATGATGCAGCCATTCCCCAGTTACCTAACCATTCTCCACCAGGAGCACATTGTGTAATTGAATTACCAATTACTAATACTTTTGGAGGTGTATTATCAACCTCATCTTTTGAACAGCTTGTTAAACTTAATAACATTACTGATAACAATAATAATTTTTTCATTTTAATAATTTTAATGATTAATAGTTTTATATTGTAAAATACTTAGCACCTCTATCTTCACAAAGGTCTCTAAATAATTGTACAACTGATTCTAAATGTAATCTCTTACCTCTACTATCAAAGAATACTTCTTTGTTAATTGGTATTGTTTGAGACCATGTTTGTACTTTTTCTTCAGATTCTGAAGTTACAGGAACATTTTTAATATCACCTTTATAGTCTCTAAATGTTACTTTGTTTTCAAAATGAAATGTAATAACACCATTGTTTTCTTGGAATACTTCTTTTAACTTAGCAAATAATCCATTTTCTTTTTTCACTAATATTGGTTTAGCTTTTGTACTCATAATATTTAATTTAATTAGTTAATAATTCTTGGTTATAGTCTAAAGAAATAGTTTCTTTAGCTTTAAAAAATCTTGATGAACTACTTTTAACTTGTTTCACGTAATGTGAACAATAATAAACTGGTAGTCCTATTATATTTACATGTAATTGAAAATATAATAGTGGTATGATTTGTTTCATCGTTTAAATTTTTTACGTTTTGGTATAAATATTGGAGTACTACTACCCCACCAAGTTGGTGTTGATTCAGTAGCATCACGATCTATTTTTTCTTTAATATCTCTATGAAATGTCATTTCTGCTTTGGATAATTTTTTCATGTTAATTTAATTTAAAACATTTGTTTAACTCGTTGAAATTCCAAATATCAACTTCAACGAGTTCTCCTAAAATATATAATCTATTTTTCATGTGTAAATTCATTGTTAAATGGTATGAATGTTGAGCTAACTGTACCATATCCACCATTACAAAGTATCTTTTCAGTGGCAATTAAAAATAACCATCCTCCAGGAACTCTTACTAATTCTTCAGTAAAATCACCATTCTTTTTTTCAATTTTATCACCTAAAGCCATCTTATACATGTCAGATGTAAATATTTTACTTTTTTTCATAATTTTTATTATTTAATTCATTATTTAAACCTTCATAATAATCAAACCATATTCCAGGTTTTTCAGCAACATCATCGTCTGTTACACCAACTCTAAGATATTTATTATCTGTTGTTGGTAACAATACTTGAGTAGAGCAATCTCCATCATAAGAAATTGCTCCTTTTACTTTTTTTAATTCTTGAATTAATGAAACACTATTAAGACTGTCTTCAATTTCAAATTCTTCTTCTTCAAAACATAAATGAGAATAACCCCTTTCTTCATATAATTTATTAGGAAATTGTTCTTCATATCTTAATTTTTCTAATGCTATTTGTTCATTATAATACTTTAAAGCATTTTCTTTATTTAAAAATAATTTATCTATATTATATGAACCACAGTCATAATATAATGTAGCATATACTTTCATTTTAATTCATGTATTAAATTAATCATTGGATAATGAATTAAATATTTTCATACCAATATGTTTAGATTCAACTTTTCTCATCTTTGTAGGAATACTCCATACTTTAGATTTATCATCAAATCTGAAATCATTTAATACAAAATTCCAATAGATATTAAATAGATATGTCATATATGGTTGTGTTAAATAACCATTTTTATTATATCTATTTTTTAATCTACAGAATTCATCTTGTTGAACCAATCTAAGATGTTGAAATATCTCTTGTTGTTCAATAGCTTTGATCATTGATGTTATTTTAACACCTGAATAACCTTGTCTTTGTAATGTTGTTGACTTTTTCATAATATTTTAGTTAATTTATAATTAAATATATTTTATATATTTATTTTATTGTTCCAATTGATCACTAAAAACGGTACTGTTATAATAACAATATATACTATTGATATAACATAAAGTATTGTAAGTATTGTTTTATATGCAGGATTATCATCAGGATTTAAAAATAATAATCCTATTAATTTTTTTTGTTTACAAAATCCATCACCAATTTGATTTCTTTTTTTAATAATATCTAACACTGTTAAAAGAATAATAAAACCAATTACAAAAATTGTAAATAATGTTGATACTAACATACTCCTTGATTTTTAACAATTAATACTTTATCTTGTTTAACATAACGTTTTTTACAAGACCATCCAGAACTACAAGCTGTTGTAAATAATACAATCACACTTAATAAGATTAATTTTTTCATTTTTATTTAATTTAATAGTTAATTTAATAACATACTAATAATTATTATAATTGCAATAATATATAATAGTTTTATTAGTATGTTATGTGATTTTGAATGATAATTATTCATGTTCTTCCATTATTGGAGCATTCTTTAATTCATAATAAAACCATATGAATGTATTTAATATTGATGATGCTCCTAATATTTTTAAACATAATGTTGCTTCTTCAACGTTTAAATCATATAATACAAATATTAATGATGAAAATATTGAAATTCCAAGTAGTAAATATATTACAATTTGGAATAATGTTTTTGTTGATTTTTTCATAATATTTAATGTGTTATTTATAAATTTTCTTTAATCCATTTATCAATGTCTATATTAATAATTTGACCATAATGTTTATTAATACAATCTAATTTAAGTTGATATAATTTATTAATAATTTCTTCTTTATTCCAACTATCTTTTAATTTCTTAATTGTAATAGTATTATCTTTAGGATTTACTTTAAGTATTTGATTAACTTTAATAGGATTATTAGTAATTGAAAAACTATTATCGTCTGAATATTCATTAATGTATTCAACTAATACATCAGTAATAACTTCACCTTTATTATAAGATTCAATATATTTTTCAATAAATTGTTGTGATGGTTGAGGTAGATAATTAGAATTTAACTTTTTATTACTAAATCCAATCATTAATGAAGTATCTGTTGTAGCTATGATTTTTTTATCTCCTTCTAATATAATTATATTATATTGTCGCTGAAATACTTTATTATCAATTTCAGAATAAAACCAATCACCTTCTTTTATCTCATCATCTGAAATAATATATAAATGATTGGAATACTGACTTCCATTTATTGAATTATAATGACTTTTAGAAAAATTAGATACTAAATCTATATTTTGCCAATCATTTCCATCATAAATAATACCATCTAAATGTGGTAACATTACCACTTGTGCTCTTTTAAACTGATTCATATCATTTGTTTTTAAGATTAATAATTTGTTTTAAAAATAAACCTCTAATAGCTGTGGTTTCTTCCACTCTTTTATCCAGGCTGAGCATGACTGGTATTAGAAGTTTAATAAATTTGCATTTTACACCTAAAACTTTAATAGTACAACAATCAGATTATTAGCTAAGCTATAATCTTTTATTCTTGTTTAATCTATAAACTATTGAAGAAACTGGTGCACTCAATGACTTGTGAAGTTATTAAGTTTTTTTGTCTTTGTTGTTTACGGTGAACCAGCACACCTTTATCATATCACTGGTTGTATAACATATGTCACAACATTTCTCTGTTCTATTGGAATTGATTTATGCAACGTTGCAAAGATAAATCTCCTCATCTGATCACATTTGTATTCTTATTGGCTGTTCAGCGTAACCAGAATGTTCATCATTGTTATAAACAATAGAACATACAACTTCTTTGTATTTAAAACCCTCTGTACTTTATTATAGTATCTAGTATCTTTCATTACGTCATCTAATAACTTGCAAGTATTTAAATGTGTTAGATTCATAGTTTTAGTTATACAATACATCAATTATAATAATCACACCTTGGGAATGTGAAATGGTACATTAAAAAAGAAACTAATTTTATATAAGTTAGTTTCTTTTAAGTATATATATTTGTTTATCATTTTAACGAATGGTATCCTACTACTATTATTCACGTAATACCTGTTATAAATGTCACATGACTTAAAATTATTTATATGTTAATGTTATAATCACATCGATCCATAATGTGAAGTTTAAAGCAATTTATACAGTTTTCTTCTGCAAGTTTCTGTATTAATCTAGTCTTAGAAACTTGATAAGTGACTAGATATACACTCTTTGTGTTGAATAGTGAAAGAATGACTTAAAAACTATTTATATTAAAGATTCATATTCTTCAATATAATCATTTAATTGTTTTTGTAAAACATTAATTTCTTTTTGTGATTTAATTAAACTTTTTACATTATCACCACGACAATAATCATATTTATTGTATATTTTAATATATAATTGATCAATTAATATTTGTAATTCTTCAAATCTTTTCATAATTTTGTATATTTATGTTAGTAAATGTTAATAATTTGTATGTAAAATATATAAATAATACAATATACAATATACTTATGAATAGTATAAAATGTATGTAAAAGCTATTATATTATGTATTGAAGTGATAATTGATGATTTGTGAATTGGTGTTAGAGAGATTGGAATAAATAGTCACTCAATCACTATAACATACAATTACATTTCTTAGGTTTAAGACGTAAAAAGTATAAATCGAAGTTGAAAGTATATTTAACCATAATTAAAATATTTAAATTATATGAATGGAAGATGATTGGACACCACGCAAAGTTACACAAAGTAACCACAATCTTGGTAGCGTCAAAAAAGAAAAGAGGTCGTTAGACCTCTAATCATTAAGCTTGTTCCGTACCAACTTTAGGTTGTGCAACAGGTTCAGGTGTAGCAACTACATTAACTACAAACTGTTTATGCAATTTAGCATAATCATCTGCAAGACACATACGAGCTTGAGAATATCTACCTAAAGACTCTTGAGTCGAAGGATTGATATCCTGTGATTGACCTTCATAGAAAGGTGTTTCACTGTAAGCACGATATGCACGCATTTTACCTGCGTTAACCATATCAACAATCACTTGTTGTTGACGTTGTACAGCCTCAAGGTTGTTACCTCTAAACCATACAATGTTACGGTCAACAGTAATATTACCTGTAGCAATGTCGAAACCCTCTTGAGTAACGTCAATCCCTACAGAATGTAATTGTCCGCCATTTTCTACGTCGTAAGTCCACACTGCTTGTCCGTCTTCGTTAGCAAATACTTTAGCTATTTTCATAATAATAAGATATTATAGTGTCAAGGCCGATTCATAGCTCAATAACACATAGTTATACATTAGGAGCTCCCGACAATTCCCTTGACGGGTACACTCCAAAGTTTTGTACAAGTCGGGGTATGATTTTGGGTTAGTCAACACTCACGTCAATTAAAAACTTTTTGAAAATTTTGAAAAAAAAATATTTTTACTAAAAGCTATTGGTATAATAAAATAATTTGAAAATAATCACTAAAAAATTAGGAATTGTCAAATAAATGTTATATCTTTGCAGTTCAGTAAAATAAATAAGCAACTTATTAAGGATATTGTTGAGTGGATTAAAGGCTAAGGGTTGATAGAGATGCCTCCACTGGACGGGTTTTGCGAGGTATGACGACTTCAATAACACTGGTAAGCCAAGGTTTTCTACAGAACTAACGTTTTTGTGGGAAACCTCGCTATATCTATTAGTTAAATAACTTTATATGATTTAAATATAATTAAGTAATGTTAATTATATTAATGCACCCACTATGCTTTATTGCATTTAGTGGGTTTTTTTATGTTTTTTAAATAAATTTTAAAAATAATTCACTTTTTATTTGGAATTGTCAAAAAAAAGTATTATCTTTGTATAAATAATTTAAATAAAAGAATATGTTTCAACTTTTACAACCACAAGACGAAGAAGATTTTGTACGTTATGTATATTATTTCAATAATGAAATTAATACAGAAACAGTAAATGAATTAATTGGTATTTTATCTGCTGTACCATCAGTAGATTTATTTATGACTACACCAGGAGGAGAAATGCCTGCAGCAAGTGTATTAATGCACTTTATAAATAATCATCCTGATATTAATATTTATCTAACAGGATATATTGCGTCAGCAGGTACATTCTTTTTAACAGATTGTGTTAAACCTGTTTATTTAACTGAATCATTAGATTGGATGTTATTTCATATGGGTGATAGAGAGTTTGGAGGGAAGTTTAGAAAAGAACCTCTAAATAGAGATGAATTGTATAAGCAGTTAGAAGAATGTAATCAGACATACTCAGATAAATTTAAGAAATTAGGTTTAACACCTAAAGAGATTAAAGAGTATTTAAAGGGTGAAGATGTAATCCTTTATAGAAAAGATTTTGGTAGATTAAAAGTAAATAGAAAATAATTTAAAAATAATTGCTAAAAAACTTGCATATGTCAAATATATTTTGTATCTTTGTATAAATATTTAAAAAATGACTAGAAAATTAATATGTTGTGATTTTGATAAACCAATATTGGTTGATGATCAACAACCTGAAGGATTTCAAGAATGGTGTGAAGGTATTATACATGATAAGTGTAAATTCACATTACCTGATAATACTTCTTACGATATTAAAATGTTTGTAGATTTAAACTACAATTTTAACACAGGTTCATATACAACCTTTTTAGAAAACAGATTTAAAGAATTAAATGATGAGTAAAACGTATCAAGAATGGGTTCAAGAAATCCAATGGTTAAGAGATAAAATTATATTACCTAACGGTAAGCGAATAGATAAACAATCTTTTATGACAGGTGGACAAGTAGATCCAAATAAACTAAACACTATTCTTTTAGATGAACACAGAAGACAATAAAGAAGAGTTTCAGTTTTGGAATGATGAGTGGAATACTAATGAATGTAAATGTCATATACCTAGAGGAAACAGTTTTACAGGAAATTGTTTAAATTGTAATAAATTAATAAAACCAATAAAAAATGATAAACCAGATGGTCGTAGATATAAAAAATAAATATAACGAGATAGAAAAAGATTTAACAGATAATCAAGCGGATGTATTTTTAAGATATAATTATTTTACTAAAAAATATAAAGGTGATAGATTAAATGATATTAATGTAGGATTATTTCTAAATGATAGTTATCAACCAGTAGCACAAATATTTGTTAGAAATAAAAAAGGTTATATTAGAACTCATCTAGTATTTAATAAAGATGGTAATAAGATAATTGATAAACAAGTTTTAAATTTAAAAGTATAATGAATGATATAAAAATATCTAAAAATTTATTTAGATTAGAAGAAAATAATATTGGAATTTTTTATGATTCTGATTTAAATGAAGGATTTATTATTAACAATAAAATAAATAAAATTTTAACTTTAGAAGATTTAAAAATATTAAATCGATTATCTAAACAGTTATTTAAACATATTAAAACAGATGAGTAGTTTTGCAAGCAGAGGTTTAAGACAAACAGTCTTATTAAAAAACAAAGAAACTAAAAAACATATTAAAGCTTTCTATAGTATAATTGGAGAAATTGATAAAATATCAAGACAGTTAGATCCTACAATAGAATATACTGAAGAAAATATTAATGAATATGTTAATCCTATTTTAGGTAGAGACTTAGACAATATGGAAATGTTTTTATTATTAGGTAAATTAAATGTAGTTAATAATGAAACTAAAGATAACAATTAAAAATATTAAATCTTATATAGAAGGGAACTCTAAAATGTTCCTTTCTAATGTAGGATTACAAGCACAACACTTACAAGAACAAGTTGCTTATAGATCACTTATTTGTAAAGAGTCGTGTGTAAGTAAAGGTTATTGTGAAGAATGTGGATGTGACTTACCAGGAAAGTTTTATGTAGAAGAATCTTGTAATGGTGGTAAGAAATTTCCAGATTTAATGAGTAGAGTAGATTGGGAACATTTTAAAAAAGAAAATAATGTTGAATAAAAAATATATGATTAAACATACTGATCTATTAAAAGTATTAGAAAAATATGAAGAGTTTGAATCAACTTTTAATAGATTTGTATTAAAACATAAAAATTATAATTTAACAACAACCATTGAACAAGAAAAAGAATTATGGGTTTGTAAAATTGAAGTAAATGAATCAGAAAATAATAAAGTACCTGAAGAAACTATTAAAGCATCTCCAGTACTATAATAAATTAGCACCTTTTCCTGTATATGATACAGATTATGTAAACGATGTAAAAAATAGAATTATGGAATTAGAAAATGAAAAAGAAATAAATTATGATGATGAACCAGTAGTGGCTTGTAAGTATTGTAAAAGTTTACATATTGTAACAGATGAAGTAGACAATGATATTTGTATGAGATGTGGATCAATTAATGAATTAAAAAGTTTTGAAAATATTCATGAATATAAAGAATTTCTAAATGGCGAAAATACCTAATACAGAAAAAAGACCTTTAAAAGGAGAACCTAAATTAAAGGTAGATTTAAATGAAGAACAAAAAGAATTTGTTAAAATGTTTTATGAATATGATGTAAATTTTCTTTTAGGAGATTTCGGATCAGGTAAATCATTAGCCGCAGTACATACTGCATTATCTTACTTTAGAAAAAAACAATGTAATGAAATTTGGATAACACGTCCAATGATTAAAAATCAATTAGCAGCATTACCAGGAGACGTTAAAGAAAAGATGGCTCCATATACTTTTCCAATTGTTCAAAACTTAGAAGTATGTCAAGGTAAAGAAGCTACTGATAAAATGGAAAAAGAAGGATTAATTAAAATCATGCCTATTGATGTAGCTAAAGGAGTTACATTTATGAAATCAGTTGTTATTGTAGATGAGTTTCAAGATATGGACTATGATGATTTTAGAACAATCTTAACACGTTTAGGTGATGGTAGTAAAATGATATTCTGTGGTTCAAAGCAACAAATTCATAAATCAATTGGTAAAAACAGTTGTTTATATGATGCACTTAAATTAGAAGAAAGTGGATTAGTAGGATTTAAAACATTAACTGCTAATCATAGAAATCCAATATTAACAGAAATTATTAAGTATTTAGAAAATGAATAATAATGAAAAAGTAGCTAATCTAAATGTTCATATTAAATCTTTCTTTAGACAATGGATTTTATTTACTGCACCGTTTCATAAATTAAGTAATCAACAACAAAGAGTATTATCGCTACTTTTATATTATCATTATAAATTAAAACAAGAGATTACAAATAATAAAATACTATGGAAAGAAGTATTTGATTATGAAACAAAAGTAAAGATATATACAGAATTAGAAATACAACCTTCAGCATTAGAAAATATGTTATCTAGTTTAAGAAAAAAAAATATCATTATCGATAAGCAAGTTTCTCCAATGTATATACCTAATATTTCTAAAGATTCAAAAACATTTACTATTAAATTTAATTTTAATATTAAACATGAGTAAAGAAATAAATGAAAAAAAAGTAAAAGATTTAATACATAAGATTGGTTTAGTAAATAATTTGACAGATGAACAAGTTAAAAACATTGTAGAGTCACAATTTAGATTTACATATGAAATAATTAAAAATATTTCTTTAGACGAACTCTCAGAAGAAGAAATAAAAGAATTAAAAAAAACTTTCTATTTTAAATATTTAGGAAAGTTATACACAACAGAAGAGATTATAAAAAGAAAAATAAATAAATTAAATAAAGAAGATGGAAGATCAGAAGAGAATTAATAGTGCTGAAGCATTTAACATTGCACAAACATTTCCAATTGAACCAATGTTCAATAAAGTAATTGTAACATTAAATAAAGAAGAAGTAGATCATTATTTGGTGTTATCAGATAATATTATGTCAGAAGAACAATATGTAGTAGCATTTGGTTCACATGTACATAACATTGCATTAGGTGATAAAGTATTACTTGATATTGAAAAGATGATGAGTAAGGAAATTAATCCTGAAAATCAAGATGAGTATATTACAAGAATTAAAATTGATCCTATTACTGTAGATGGTAATATGTATGCGTTGATTGAAGACAGATTTATTAAAGCTAAATATAAAAATTAATATGAAAAAAACATTATTATTTATTTCTACAGGATTTGTAGTAATTACATTACTTGCAACGTTATTTGGAAAAATTACATTGGAACAGTTTGGATATATTACACCATTAGTATTGAGTATTTTATATAGTGTCTATCAAAAATTATTAAATAATGAAAAAGATGAAACAGTTGACGTACTTCGTAATATGTTAGGTGATGCTTATAATAAATTTGCAGAAGAAGAAAGTATATTAGATTCTAAAATTGCACAATTAAGAAATGAAAATTCTAAATTAAGTATTGAATTAGAATCATACGCTATGACAAATAGAAATTTACGTGCAGGATTTGATTCTGAAAAACAAGTTGAAGATAAACAACCTGTAGAAAAACCTAAAAGAACAAGAAAAAAATAATTATGAAATTATTTGAAATGAAAGACTGGGTCCTTAGTGTTCGAGAAGAATGCTGGGGACTCTCTCCATTTAAGAAAATTCTTAAAAGAGATAAGAGTAGAGATAAAGCAACAGCTTTAAAAGAAATGTTATTCATCTATTATTATTCAGATATTAAATCAGATTATTCTATTATAACAAACGAATTAATTAAAACTGAAGAAATTAAAAAGGATGTAGGATTACCTGATGAATGGAAGATTGATTCAGTAATGCAAGAAGCTATTGAATTTTATGAATCAAGATCAATAACAACTATTGGTAAATTATATCGTGATGCATTAAAAGCAGCTAATGATGTTTCTGAATATTTAAGAAATGCAGGAGCTATTTTAGCAGAAAGAGATGATAGAGGTAAACCTGTGGTAACAGTGAATGTTATTACTGCAGCAATTAATCAAGTTAATAAATTAATGAAAGATTTAAAAGCAGCAGAAAAAGAAGTTGTTAAAGAACAACAAGAATTAGAAGGAAGAATGAAAGGTAGTAAGGCGCTAAGTATTTTTGAGGAAGGTCTCGATTTTTAACAACAATATGAGAAAGACAAATAATAAATGTGTCTATAGACATAGACGATTGGATACTAATGAAATATTTTATGTAGGAATGGGTTCTAATAAAAGAGCAACTTCTCTAAATAATCGTAATGAATTATGGAAAAGAATTGTTAATAAAACAGAATATGTTGTAGAAATTGTTTCTGAAAATTTAACTTGGGAAGATGCTTGTGAATTAGAATGTTTACTAATTAAAGAATATGGTAGATTAGATGATAAAACAGGAAAACTTTGTAATTTTACAAATGGTGGTGATGGTAGTGTTGGAATTGTAAGATCTCAAAAAACTAGAAAACTTTTAAGTGATGCACTTAAAAATAGAAAATTTTCAAACGATACAATAGTTAAAATGAAAAAAGCTAAAGAAAATAAATATTATTTAGACGATAACCCGAATTCTAAAAAAGTTATAAATATAGAAACTGGAGAAATATTTAACACATTAAAAGAAGCAGCTTCAAGTATTAATATGAATTACGGTAGTTTTAAATGGTCTATAAGAAAAGCTAAAAAATTTAATTTTAAATACTATAATTAATATGAAATTTATAGAAGAAGGATATGATATATATAGAGGAAGACTTAAAGATCCATCCTTAAAAAAATTAAATTGGTATGAGGAAAATATTGTAAAACATCTTCCAACTACTGATGATTTTATTTTAAAAATAAAAATAGGAGATGAACATCTTATTGACATTTTAAAAGAAAAAAATGATTTGGAGTATTTAAATAATGAAAATGTACATGGAAGAAATATATTATAATAAAGAAGGAAGAGAAAAGTTAATTAGTGGTGTAAATAAATTACATGATGCAGTAGCTTCTACTATGGGTCCTAATGGTAGAACTGTAGTAATACCAGATGAAGATAGTTATGGTAAATATAAAGTTACTAAAGATGGTGTTTCTGTAGCAAGACAAGTTAAATTAAAAGATCCTGTTGAAAATATAGGAGCTCAATTAATTAAACAGGCTGCTGAGAAGACTGTTGAAGAAGCTGGTGATGGAACAACAACTGCAACTGTATTAGCCACAACGTTTGTAAATAATCTTAAAGATTTTGAATATGTAGAAGTTGTTAAAGCATTTGATGATATAATTCCTAAAGTATTAGTAGAATTAAAAAATAATTCAAGAGAATTAAAAAAAGAAGATATTAAACATGTTGCTAGTATTTCAGCTAATAATGATGAAGTAATTGGTAATATTATTCAAGACTCTTATAATCATTCTGACATTATTAAAATTGAACAATCTAATAATATTACAGATGTTATAGAATTAATTGAAGGAATGAATTTAAATGTAAGTTATTTTTCAAAACATTTTATAAATAATGAAAAGAAAGGTACTTGTGAATTAGATAACCCTTATGTATTACTTTTAGATGGAAAACTAGAAAAGTTAGAAAATTTTAGAATTCCATTAGAAAAAGGTATGGATCAAGGTAGTTCATTATTAATTATAACAGAACACGTACATGAGCAATCATTACGTAAATTGGAATCAATTGTTCTTAGTAACAATGTTAATTTATGTATTATTAAAACACCTGGTTTTGGTCCACATAGAAAAGACTTAATTAGAGATTTATCTGATTTTACAGGTGCTACTGTAATTAGTGATATGACTAAAGAATATAATGATAAAGTATTAGGAAAACTTAAATCTGCAAGTATTAGTAAGAACTCATCTATATTAGTTAAAGATGAAAGCATTGAATTAGAAGATTTAATTATAACCTTAAAAGAATATTCTAAATCAACAGAATTAACAGACTACGATAAAGAACTATTAAAACAACGTATTGATAATTTAACAGGTAAAGTATCTATTATTAAAATAGGTGGTAAAACTGAAAATGAAATGAAAGAACGTTATGATAGATATGATGATGCTGTTAAAGCTGTAGCTTGTGCATTAGAAGAAGGAATTGTACAAGGTGGTGGTATAGCGTTATATAATACTACGATTAATCTTTGTAATTCAAATTTTGGAGAAATTGTAGATGGAATATTTAATGCTTTAGATAAACCTTCTAATATTATAATGGATACTCGAAATTTTAATTATCAAGAAAAAAATATGTTTGATGAAAATATTATAGATCCACTTAAAGTTACAAGAACAGCTTTAGAAAACGCAGTTTCAGTAGCTAAAACAATACTTAGTACTGATGCTATTGTATTAAATGAAATAGAATGGAACAAGAATTAAATGGATTATATAATTTTAATAAATACCAAACTCCTTTAACTGAAGAACTTAAAAATTCTTTACATAAAGAAGTTTGGTTAGATTTATTAGAATATATTAATTCTATTGAATTTATTAAACGATTAATTGCTCCTGAAGAAATTAGAGGTTTTGCTAAAGACAGAACTAAAGATGAAGAATACGATGATGGTAGAATTAAAGTACGTGTAGACAATCCTCACATACTTGAGGATATGGATTACTTTAGAGAACGTGCTTTGTTTTTTGAAAAGCATGGTAAGTATACACTACTTCATCCTAATCCAAATCCTAAATCAGATTATGCTTTATTTTGGAAAGAAGAACTTCGTCGTTGGAAAAATGGTGTAGTACGTGAATCTGATGGAGAATGGATTCCAGGTCAATTATATTTTTATTGGAACTATAGTCCAATATGGTTAGTAGAAACAGTAGGTATTACTAAAGACGGTAAAAAGAAAGGTGAACGTAGAAGAAAGTTTCCAAAACCTTGGTTAGGTGATTATTTATTTTATCACTACATGGAACAAGGTAGACAACGTGGACAACATGGTAAATTATTAAAAACTCGTGGAGTCGGATTTAGTTTTAAGATGGGAAGTATCTCACCATGTAATATGTATACACTACCAGGATCAGGTAACCCTAATTTTCACTTAGCTTCTGAAAAAACATTCTTATCAGGAGATAAAGGTATATGGGGTAAAGTACTTGATACTTTAGACTGGATTGCTGAAACAACACCCCTACCTAAAATGCGTTTAGTAGATGATACTAGAAACATGTATATTCAATTAGGATTTAAAGATGAGTATGGTACACGTAAAGGTATTATGTCTTCAGTATATGGTATATCACTTAAAGATGCACCTGAGAAAGCAAGGGGTATTCGTGGACCATTAATTCATTATGAAGAAGATGGTTTATTTCCTAATCTTGAAAAAGCATGGAATGTAAACTTAAAAGCTGTGGAAGATGGTGATGTAGGATTTGGATATATGCTTGCAGGTGGGACAGGTGGTACTGAAGGAGCTTCGTTCGAAGGTTCTGAAAAACTATTCTATAGTCCAGGTGCATATAATATATATGGTATTCCAAATGTCTATGATAAAAATGCTACAGGTGATTCATTATGTGGATTCTTTTGGGGAGGTTATTTAAATCGTAATGGATGTTACGATGAAACAAATGGTGAGCCTGACGTAATTAAATCTTTGATTGAAATTCTTAAATCAAGATTTAATATTAAATATAGTTCTACAGATCCAAATGCAATTACACAAAAGAAAGCGGAAGAACCTATTACACCTCAAGAAGCTATTATGCGTACAGAGGGTACAGTATTTCCTGTTGCAGACTTAAAAGATTATTTAGAATCTGTAATGATGCAAAGAGATACATTCTTAGCTGAACATTATGTAGGTGAATTAATAAGAGGTCAAGATGGTAAATTAAAATGGAGACTTAATTCAGATAAATATCCTATTAGAAGTTATGATAAAGATACAGCTAATCGTGAAGGATGTTTAGAGATATTTGAAATGCCTAAAGAAAATGCTAATGGTGAAATACCTCGCAGTAGATATATTGCAGGAATTGACCCTATTGATGCAGACGCAGGAACATCTTTATTTAGTATATTAGTTATGGACACTTTTACAGATAGAATTGTAGCTGAATATACTGGTAGACCTAAACTTGCTGAAGAAGCTTATGAGTTAGCTTTACGTATTTTAGAATTTTATAATGCTGAAGCAAATTATGAAAGTAACTTAAAAGGTTTATTTAGTTATTTTGATAAACGTAACTCTTTACATAGATTGTGTGACGTACCTCAAATATTAAAAGATATGGAATTTGTAAAAGGAACTAATCTTTATGGTAATAAAGCAAAAGGTACTTTAGCAAATGCTCGTGTAAATAAATGGGGTAGAGTACTTCAAGCTGACTGGATGTTAACTAAAGCACATGGAGAAGATGAAAATAAATTAAATCTTCACACATTAAGAAGTATTCCTTATATTGAAGAATGTATTAAATGGAATGCTGATGGTAACTTTGACCGTGTATCTGCAGGTATTATGTTAATGATATTACGTGAAGATAGATATAAAAGAACACAAAGTGCAATAAAAAATCAAGATAAAAAATTAGATACTTTGTCTAATGATAATTTTTTTAACAAGAATTACAATAAATCAAAAGCTATTGACGAAATGAAAATAAAGTATTAAATGTTTATTTTTGTTTTGAATTCTTATTAAAATTTTGTATATTGCAAAGTTTAATAAAATTATAACATATGAGTCGTATAAATAACATACAACAACCTAGACAGAAACTTCCGTATAAACAAAAAAATAAAGATTGGCGTAAAGACAATTTAGATTTTGCAGACAGACATTCTTTTTATTATAATTCAGAAGTACGTCAAACATTAAAAAATAAAATTATAAATTTAAATCTTTATAATGGAATTGTTGATGTAAGAGATTTAACAAATGTTGTTAATCCAAATCAACTTGATGCATCATATGTACCTGATAACATACCTCATCATCCAATTGTAGTTCCTAAAATTGATTTACTTTGTGGTGAAGAAATTAAAAGAAGATTTGATTGGTCTGCTGTTGTTGTAAACAGTGATGCTATTACAAAAAAAGAAGAAGATAAAAAAGCTTTTTTAATGCAACGTCTTACAGAATTTTTAGAAGCTAATTATTCTGACGATGAATTAAAAACTAAAATGGAGGAACTTGGTAAATATATGAAATATAGTTGGCAAGATCTTCGTGAGAAGATGGCTAATCAAATATTGAAATATTATTGGCAAGAACAAAACATGGCTGAAAAATTTAATAAAGGATTTAAAGACGCTTTAATTATGGCTGAAGAAGTTTACTTAGTAGACATTAGTCATGATGAACCAGTATTAACTAAATTGAATCCTTTAAAAGTTCACGCTGTACGTTCAGGTAATTCTGATAGATTAGAAGATGCTTCAATTGTTATTATAGAAGATTATAAGTCTCCTAATCAATTAATAGATGAGTATTATGATGAATTAAAATCTGAAGAAATTGATACTCTTTTACATTATAGTACAAACTCATCAAAAGGTGCTTATTCTGAAGATACAGATAATCATACATTATTTAGAGATTCTACTGAGAATATTGGAATGTATGAAAGTCTTTTAGATTTAGCAGAAGTTAATGGTCATGTGTTTGGTAAAAACTATACAGATATTAATGGTAACATTAGAGAGCTAAGAGTAAGATGGAAATCATTACGTAAAGTTAAAAAAATAAAATTTTATGATGAATATGGTCAAGTTCAATATCGTTTTGAATCTGAAGAATATATTCCTGAAAAAACATTAGGTGAAGAATCTACTGACTTTTGGATTAACGAAGGATGGGAAGGAATTAAACTAGGTAAAGATATTTATCTTAAAATGAGACCTCTTCCTGTTCAATATGTAAAAGCAAACAATCCTTCAAAAGGACATTTAGGTATTATAGGACAAGTTTACAATACTAATCAAGGTAGAGCAGTATCATTAATGGATAGAGCTAAAAACTATCAATATATGTATGATGCATTGTGGGATAGATTAAATAAAGCTATTTCTACAAATTATGGTAAAATACTTGAATTAGATTTAGCTAAAGTTCCTGCAGGTTGGGAAATTGAAAAATGGATGCACTTTGCAGTAGTAAATAAGATTGCTGTAATCGATTCATTTAAAGAAGGTAATCATGGTGCTGCTACTGGTAAACTTGCTGGTGGTATGAATGCTATGGGTGGACGATCTATTGATATGGAAACTGGAGCATACATTCAACAACATATTCAGTTACTTGAATTTGTTAAAATGGAAATGGGTGAAATATGTGGAGTATCTCAACAACGTCAAGGACAAATTTCAAATAGAGAAACTGTTGGTGGTGTAGAACGTTCTGTAAATCAATCGAGTCATATTACTGAATATTGGTTTATGTTACATGAATCATTAAAAATAAGAGTATTAGAAGCATTTCTTGAAACAGCTAAAGTTGCATTAAGAGGTATTGAAAATAAAAAAATTCAATATATATTAGACGATCAAACTATTGAAATTCTAAATATGGAAGGTGAAGAATTTGCAGAATCTGATTACGGTATTCTTGTAACTAATACACCTAAAACACTTGAACTTGAACAAGCTATTAAACAATACGCACAAGCATTTATTCAAAACGGAGGTTCAATGTCTACAATTATGGATATTTATTTTAGTCCTTCATTAATGGATATGCGTCGTAAATTAGAAACTGCTGAAGAAGAAATGTCTCAACGTCAATCTGCATCTGCAGATGAACAAAACAAAATAGCTCGTGAACAAATGCAAATGCAACAAGAAAACATTGTAGCAGAACGTGAGTTAAAAGATTTAATAAATCAACGAGATAATGAAACTAAAGTTTATCTTAAAGAATTAGAACTATCTGTACAACCTGAAGTAGGTGATGATGGTATTGAAAATCCTTTAGATAGAGAAAAGTTTAATTTAGATGTTGAAACAAAAAGAAAAGATTATATTACTAAAATGAAAGCTTTAGATAACGATATGAAAAAACATAAAGATCAAATGGATGCTAAGAAAGTTGATCAATCTATTGCTAGAATTAAAAAGAAAACAAGCAACTAAATGCTATTAGAATTTTTTTCCAAAGGTTAATTAAATCAATTAATCTTTGGAATTTAATTCAAAATGTATTATATTTGCAAACTTTATAAATAACCTTAAAATAAATTAGAATGGAAGAAGATAATTTAGAAATGGGTATGTTTGATAATTTGGAATTAAACTTTGAAGCTGATATTCCAACATTTGAAGAAGACATTGACCCACAAGATTTAGAAAATAATAATGACGATATTAATGATGTCACTGAGGATGATGATAATCCAGGGGAAGTAAGTGATGAAGAAGATGATTCAAATGAAGGTAGTGATGATGATGAAGACGCTAGTTCTTCTTCCACTATTTATTCTTCGCTAGCTACAGTCTTATCAGAACAAGGATTACTACCTTCGTTGGACATCGAAAACACAAAAATTGAAACAGTAGATGACTTTGTTGAAGCATTTAAAAAAGAATCAGAAATACAAGCTGATTTAAAATTAAATGAATATTTAGCAAATATTGACATTAATGCTGTTGCACAAAGTAAACAAAAGATTGCAGAATATAGTTCTATTGATGAAAATTCTTTATCAGATAATTTGGAATTAGCAAAACAATTAATATATCAAGATTATGTTAATCAAGGTATAGGTGAAGCTAAAGCGACGAAATTGTTAAATCGTTTAATTGATTTAGGTGAAGATGCAATTTTAGAAGACGCTGTTGATTCATTAAGTTCTTTAAAAGAATTTGAAACACGTCAAATTGAATATCAAAAAGAACAATATAAAGTTCAATTACAAGAACAAGAAAAACAACAAAAAGAATTAGATGAAAATCTTAAAAAAATTATTTTTGAGAAAAAAGATTTAATTAATGGTTTTAAACCAACTAAAGCTTTTCAAGAAAAAGTTTATAAATCAATTAATGAAGTCGTAGGTAAATCACCTGAAGGACATTTTGAAAATAAATTTATGAGAGATCGTAGAGCTAATCCTTTAGAATTTGAATCACGTATGTATGCATTTTATGAGCTTACAGATGGATTTAAAGATTACTCAAAATTAATAACACCTGCTAAATCTAATGCAATTAAAGAATTAGAAAAAGCAGCTAAGAAAACAACTATTGTTGATGGTGGTACTCCACTATGGGCACAAGATTCAAACAGTTACGATAACATCGGTTCAGTGTTGAATTTATAATAAGTACACAATTAAAATAATTATAAAACTATGAGTTTAGGAAAATTTGTAATGACCAAAGGTAAAGCTTGGTCAGGTATGACACTTAAAAACCACATTGGTGCTATTTTCGGAAGTCAACCACAATTAATCTCACCTTTAACAACTGTGTTGTTACAAAATTCAGGAATGAAAAACTTAGATACAACTTTATCTTTGTTCCCTGAAAAGGTATTACCTACTTCTGACGATTTCGTTTGGAAAGTAGTTGGTTCTGATGAAAGAAACATTCCACTTGTTGAAGCAAGATACAATGGTTCTGTTGTTACAGATGCTACTGTAGGTGTAGGTGCGGCAAGAGCTACTTTTGAATTAGTATTTGCTGAAAAATGGTTCACTAAAATGCATTTGATTGCAGGTCATAGACCAGACGTATATCAAATGAGAATTCTTGAAGAGCCTTATGAAGAAGGACAACATTACGTTTATACTTGTGAAGTATGGGGTGGTCAGGAATCGTTAGCTGGTATTCCAGGTGATGAACTTTTACCAGGAATGAAATTCTCTATTGAGGGTGCTCCTGTAGAAGACGAGTTATCAATTCAAGGTGCAGGTATTCAATTTACTTCTCCTTACTTAATGAGAAATTCAGTTACTTCAATTCGTATGGAACATAAAGTTTCAGGTAAAATGATTGACTGTAAAGTTGAACCAGTTTATTTTGCAGGAATTGAAACTAGAGATCCTAATACAGGAAAAGTACACAAATCTGTAACTTGGATGCAAGAAGTATATTGGCAATTTGAAAAAGCTTTATCAAGAATTAAATCAAGAACTGTTATGTTTGGAAAAACTAACCGTGATGAAAATGGTCGTTTCTTGAATAAAGGTAATGCTAATATTGAAATTAAAGCAGGTTCTGGAATTAGAGAACAAATGGAAGTGTCTAACACTACTACTTATAACAAATTCTCTATTCGTTTATTAGAAGATTTATTATCTGAATTATCAGAAGGTAAATTAGATTGGACAGAAAGAAAATTCATGTTACGTACAGGTGAAAGAGGAGCTGCTCAGTTCCACAGAGCTGTAACACAATTAGCGTCAGGTTGGTCAGCAATTGGATTTGATAATACAAACCAAAATGCTATCAAACAAACAACTTCAAAATTCCATAGTAATGCATTTGTTGCAGGATTCCAATTCACTGAATGGAAAGCTCCTAACAACATTCATGTTATGTTAGAAGTTGATCCAATGTATGATGATAAAGTTCGTAATAAAGTATTACACCCAGATGGTGGAGTAGCAGAATCTTATAGATATGATATTTTATATATTGGATCTATGGAAGAGCCAAACATTCAAAAAGTTAAAGTTAAAGGTTCTGATGAATTACGTGGTTATATTGCTGGTATTCGTAATCCTTTTACTGGACGTAGAGGTGGTGAAATGCAATTAATGGAAGATAGTGCTACTATGACAGCATTATGTGAAGGTTACGGAGCAATGGTTAAAGACCCTTCTCGTACTGCAACATTAAAACCATCAATTATTGACTAATAATAATTGGTTAAGTGCCTCTCTACACAATCTGCTGTAGAGGTGCACTATAAAATAATAAAAGTTTTAATTGGGAGTTCTTTAAAAACTCCCTTTTTTAAAATAATCTTAAAAGGAAGAAGAGATGAAAGAAGATGTTAAAGAGTTAAAAAATACTTTTACACTACCTGACGAAATTGTGGTAGTTAAATATATAAATAGAAATACAGGTATGGCAGCTAACGTTGACAAAAACCACGTTATTTCAGGAGGAATGCTTACAAATGCAGTTCGTAAATTTTCAGCACCAATTCAAAGAAATGGTTCTATTAAAAATGTTCTTACTAATGAAGAAAAAGAATATTTAGAATCTGCAACAGGTTTAAATTTATCTGTTTATGGAGAATTTTGGCAAACGTTTTTTGTAACATTACAAAAAGAAGATGCAAATAATAGATTTGATTTGAGTAATCCTATGGATTATATTTCAATTAAAATTTTAGAAAGTTTAACTAAAGAAGATATTTCACCTTCATGGGCTGTAAGAAATCAAAAACAAACTTATCAATTTGCTATCACAAGAGGTGATGAAGAAATGCTTGAAGATAAAAAGAAATTTGATTCTAAGAAAGAAGCATTTAAATTATATGGTAAAATTGAAGATGATAAAGAAAAACTTTTAGGAGTTTATAAATTGTTAACAAATAAACCAATAAGTAACGATTCTAGTTTAAGATGGTTACAAACTAAAATTGAAGAAATTATTGATTCTAAACCATTATCTTTTGTAAACATTGTAAATGATAAATCTTTTCATACTAAAATGTTAATTAACGAAGGTATTGATAAAGGAGTAATTGTTAAAAAATCAAACAAGTATTCAACAGTAGACGGATTAGATTTATGTAATTCAGGAGAAATTCCAACTTTTGATAATGCTGTTTCATATTTAGACAATGTTAAAAATCAAGAAGTTCGAGACATTATTGAAGCAAAGATTAATAAAGAGAAATAAATATGACAAACTTAGAAATGAGTAATGAGTTTGATATTCATTATAATAGTATTGCTGGACAATCTGCTCCTAATATAGATGATTATGAAAAATCAGTTTTTTTTACAAAAGCACAATTAGAAATAGTTAAAAACTATTATGATTCTTTAAGTAATCGTAAACAAAAAGGTTTTGAGTCAACTGAAAAAAGAAGAGTGGATTTAAAAGAACTTATTGTTAATTTTAAAAACAATACAACACTATCTTTAAATAGTGGAATCGATACTAATTCTAAGTTTTTTACAATACCAAATAATACTTTTTTAATTATTCAAGAAAGTGCTAAATTATCATCAACTAATAGTTGTATTAATAATAATATAGCAAACATTAAAGTTATAACACATGATGAATATAATATTCAACGATTGAATCCTTTTAAGAAACCTGATGAAGATGTTCTTTGGAGATTAGATATTGCTAAATACAATAATGATCAAATTGTTGAAATTATTTCACCATACGATATTTCAGAATATCATATGAGATATATTAAATATCCAAAACCTATTATCTTAAAAGATCTTGATGTCATATTTCCAAATGAAAATTTATCAATAGATGGATTTACTGAAGAATTACAATGTGAATTAAGTGAATCTATTCATAGAGAAATATTAGACAGAGCTGTTGAATTAGCATTAAGAGATTATAAACCACAAAATCTTGAAAGTAAAATTCAATTAGATCAAAGAAACGAGTAATTAAATTATTTATAAATTAAAACTATTTTAAATTATGTACGGACCTAATCAAGTGGGTGAGTTAATTGTAGGTAATGCTGTTGCGACAGAAACTACAGTTGCAACATTTATTGCTACGGCAAGTGATAAAGAAGTTAAAGCGTTATCTGTAGACGGAGGAAATGTCGCAGCAGGTAAACCTTTTTATTTTTTACAAAAAACTAGCGGAAATGCTGGTAAAAATCTGAATTTTGAATTTTCAGATAGAATTGATCCTAGATATATTGATAAGATTACAGTTGCAGAATATGCTCCTGAAGTTTTAAAATCAGTAAAAGTTGATGGATTTACAGGTAGTGGTGTAATTGCTGCTCAAAGAACTTATGAAGTTGAAATCAGATTAGAAGATATGTTATCTCCTGAAAACTTTCAATTCATTCAAGGATATTATGTAACAGGTGAAGTATTAGGTTCTGATACTGCTACTACTGTTAGAGATGGAATTATCGCTTCTATTAATAAAAATTTAGAGCGTAGAGGAAATTCTGAATTTACAGTTGTTGCAGATGGTACTGGTATTTTAATTACTGAGAAATATCAAGAAAATCGTCCTGGTAAAATTGAAGGACGTAAATTTAATTTTACAGTTAGAGGTAAAGTTTTTAACAATGTTGAAAATGGTTACAATGCAAATTTAAATTTACTTACTGAAACAACTATTACTGATGGTTATGTTGGTCAAGGTACAGGTAAATTTGCTACAAACTTTGAATGGTTTGTAAAAGGTTATAAATATGATCCAAATAGATTGTTAGGTTATCCTGCAGATTTTGGAGATCGTACACCTTATTATACTTCTAAAGATGGTTTATATAATGTGATTCAAATTAAATATTTTGCACCACGTAATGAAACTTCTGTTGAAAGACAATATAAAGTATTAACTATTTTAGTTGATAAAGTTACTGATACTTTAGCAAATAATGCTGCTACTAATTCAGTATTAGCTAATATTAGAACGGCTGTAGGTACATTAGCAACAGTACCTGCTAATTTACCAGTTGTTTAATAAAATTAAAATTAACCTACAAAGGGAGTTGAGTGAAAAACTCGCTCCCTTTTTTTATTTAAAAAAATATGATAACCGTAAATAATTTAGAAATACAAGAAAATGGTTCACAGTTAGCGATCAATGTTCAAACAGAAACAGGTTCACTAATTACTTCTATTTTATTGTGGAATATGAATACATTTAAAGATTACACAAAAGCAATAAATTTAGATTATAAATTAGAACAACTTACAAATATAGAATCATTTATTGTTACTGCTGAAGAATTACAAATTTCATCTTTTGACGATATTTGGTTTATTGAAGTACAAAGTGACTATGTACCTCTTGATAATTGTGGTAAATTTTTAGACCCTGCTTTAGGTATCACTTACAATTTATCACCTTATTATAAATGTTTATTAAATAGATTTTTTGAACATCAAAAGAATCCTTGCACTAATTGTACAAATCCTTTTATAGATGATTTAGTATTGTCTATAGGATTAACATTAGATATTGTTGAAAAATCAATTGAAGAAGGATATTACTTACAAGCAATTAGTTTAATTAATAAATTAAAAAAATTCTGTTCTATTAAAAAATGTAATAATTGTGAAACTGTAGAATGTAGCTCTTGTAGTAAATTTAAACAAAATTAATTATGATTGAAATAACAATTAAAAATCATTTAGGAGTATTAATTGGTTCGATTGAAAAAATATATAAAAGAGCACAGCTTATTGGAAAGTTAGAAATTATAGATATATATTATTTAAATATAATTTATAAACTATTAAATAAACTTGAATTGACAAATGATGAAAATAATCAATTAATTGATTATTATAATAAATTATCATTTTACTCAGAAAATATTTGTCCTCCAAAAGTTATTAAAAAATATCAAACAACTCCTAAACCTAAATTTGAACAAGCTGAAAATACAGATTGTAATACAGTAATTAAAAATCAATCTATATTATATTGGCAAGAAGTTTATACATTAAATAATTCTCAAATAACAGAATTAGTTGATGATACTAATTATTTAGTAAATATACCTTCAGATACATATGAAAACTTTGAACTAGGTAAAAATATAGATTATACTAAAATAGGTAAAATTGTATTTTTAGCTTTAGAATCTAATACTACTGATTATATAGTTAAAGACGGATTAGATAACAATGTGACTCATACTTTTAATATTCAATTAATACCTGAATTAAATGCAACTTTATTTATATCAGATAATACATATAGTCACGGAATAATGAAATTTAAAATAATCAAACAATAATGGATTATACAAATATACCTACGGGTTTAAAAATAACTACACAAATTCCTTTAAACGTTAAAGAGTTTTCTAAAGATGAAGCTACTTTAGCATATTTAGGAGTTGATAATAATTTAGCATTTACATATCACGATCAATTAGAAGTATTATGTTTAGCTGAAAAATCAATATACGTATGGAGAGAAGTACAAATTGGTGAAGAAAATACAGGATTAGTTCCTTTAGATTTTACATATCCTACAGGTCTTCCTACAGTATATGATATTAATTATTCAGGTAAAAAATATAATTTCTTTTTAAAAGAATATGTAACAACAGATACACTTCAAGATTTAATAAAGATTGAAAATGTTGGAACAGGAGCTGAAGTTTATAAAGGATTTAACAGTACTACTAATAAACATGAAATAAAAACTGTTATTATAGATAGTCAATCAAGCAATGGAGAATCTTTTGTAAGAGATGTTCAAGAAAATACAAACGATATTACTGTAAGAATAAAAAAATTAGTTTCAGATAATTTAACTATTACTTCTACAAATGATGAAGTTAGAATTGAAACACCTTCTACTGCAAGTATTCCAGCATTATATATAAACAGTTTATATGTACCTACTTATAATGAATGGTTAACTGAAAATAAAGAACAAAATGGAGGTACTGCTGTATTAGGATTTGTATTTATAGGAAAAGGTAGTTTAGCACAACCTTTTACAAACTCTATTACATACCCATTATTAGGAGGAACAGCAACTATAACAGCAGATACAGCTATTCAAAATGCTTTAGACGGAGATATAACGTATGCTTTTCCATATAGTTATGTAGGAACAGGTAGCAGACTATTACCACAAAGAAGTGGACAAAAAATTATTGTACAAAGTAATAATGTTGCATATATTTTTCCAAATGATTTAAATTACTCTAATTTATATATTAAATTTGAAGAAAATATAAGTTTTAGTACTACAGGTTATATAGTAGACATGGATAATACTGCATATTTTAATTCTGAATCTTCAATAGTGACTATAGAAATTGCTGAAAATAAAAATTTAGATATTAGTGACACTTTAGGATTTAGAAATTCAGGAAACACATCAAGCACGCCACCTTCTTATACTTCAGGAAGAATACTCACTTTTAGAGGAGAAGGAGCTTTATACTCTCAATATAATGGTGCAGATGTACTTACAAAATACATTTTTAATGGAGAAGGAAACGATAATGATGATAATTTACACTATGATGTAAGATGTAGAGTTGTAGCAATATATCAAGGTATTTATTTGTGTAAAAATAAAATGAGAATTGATTTTTATAATAAACTTCAATCAGGACAATTATTTTTAGATGTAAACTTAGGATTGCAAGCCTTTAAAATGACAGGAGGGCAAGTCAGATTTTATGAGAAAGGGTCAATTGCATTTGGTAATTCAAATGGAAGAACTTACGGAGTTACTTTTGAACCGCAAGGTGCAGGAATAGGATATTGTAGTTTTCAATTAAACAAAGCACAAATAGCAGGAAGCATACAATATTGTTTTGTAAGATTAAATAATGAAACAGTTGACTTTTTAGCATTTAATTCTCCAAGTGGTGATGGTTTTAGCACTACTAATCCAGGAACTAATACTGTAATACAAGGATTGTTTCAAAATCTAGGAGCTTCTAAATGGGGAATAAATATGAAAAATTGTGTATTTTCATACACAGGAATAGATTTTGATAAAGTAGATTTAACTTTAGGTAATAACCAATCAACAGTAAATTTCATAGGAAACAATGTTGTTGAAAGTTTAATAATTAAACCTAGTAGAGCACAAGCAATTATTGACGGAATACCGTTATATTCAGCATATATAAAAACTTCAGGTGTAGCTTATCCTTCTACATCAGGATGGGTTAGAGATATTGTATTACCTGCTTAAAATAAATAAAATATGTCAGTACAAATTAATAATGAAGATTATGCAAAACCTTGGAGACCTGGCGTATATCCTAAATCAACTACTGTAATATATAATAACCAACTATGGATTCTTAATGATTCTATAGTTGGTTTATTTAGTAGTTCAGATTTTTTAACTGAAGTTGCTAATGGAGATTGGATTGGAAGATATACTAAAGAAGGGGATTTTGCCACTGTAGCATTTTCAGGAGATTATAATGATTTAATAAATCAACCAGTTATCCCAGCAACACAAATAAAAGAAATTGTTTATTTACAAAATAGATGGACTTTAACAAATGCTAATGTTTATTATAGATCTCGTGGAGATTATTCTGGATTTAATGACATGATAATGGTTACTCAAATGGTAGGAACTTCTGATTATGCTAGTTTATCTCAAGCAAATAGAAGTAACTCTAGTTTCTTTTACGTAGCAAACGGTAATAAAAAATTAGATAAAATTTATTTAGATATTTCAAGTGGAGGAACTACAACAACTAGTTATACAATAATGGTTGTAGCTTGTCAAAGAGTGAATTCTTCTAGTACAAATACATCTACGATAAATGAAATAAATTTAGGAGAATATAGTGTAACAAAGGCAAGTGGTGACGTAACTTCTTTTTATACAATAACTCCAATTGATGTTACAATTCCTGATGGTTATATTGTTACGTATTTTCTAAAAAGATTAGATGGAACAGCGGAAGTAAATGTAACAACACATTTTCACTTTAAAAATATTTAAAAAAATGAGCAGAAAAGAAAAAATAGATTTTTATCTAGGAAAATTAATGAGTAGAAAATTATTAGCATTTGTAATAGCATCTGTAGGTTTATTTACAGGACATGTTACAGATACTAATTGGGTTATATTAGCCACAGCATATGTTTCTATTGAAGGATTTACAAATATTGTTGAAAGATTAAAACACAATGGATAAAACAATGATACACGAATTTAAACTAACTATAATAAATTTTATAGTAATTGCTTTTGCTTTTACTAATATTGAAACAATACTTAAACCAATTGCATTGTTTATATCAATTATATATACAATTTATAAAATAATTGAATTACATCAAAAATTTAAAGATAGAAAAAATGGATCAGATAAGTCTGGAGAGGATTAAAACACTTCATCCTAAAATTAGAAAAGAAGTTTTAGAATTATATACTAAAGTTAATAATTTAGAATTAGGTAAAGGAGTTAGATTAAGATTATCTTATACTTTTAGAACACATGAAGAACAAGATGAATTATTTAAAAAACGACCTAAAGTAACTAATGCTAAAGGTGGTCAATCAATTCATAATTATGGATTAGCATTTGATATTGTACTTATGTATGATAAAGATGGTGATGGTAAATTTGAAGAAGTTTCATGGGATACTAAAAGAGATGGTGATAAAGATGGAATATCAGATTGGTTAGAAGTAACTAAAGTATTTACATCTGGAGGATATACTAATGGTTTTATAACCAATGGTAAAAAATGGGATTTACCTCATTTTCAAAAAGATTTTGGTTTATCGTGGCAAAAAATGAAAACTAAAATAGATAATGATGATTTTACATCTGAAATAATAAACGGATATACTTATAAATATATAAACATTTAATATGAAATTATTAATACAAAAAACTTATAGCAATACATCTAATATTGTTAGATTAGAAATGTTATCTACTGAATTTAATACAGTAATTAAAACAATTAAAGAAAATGAAATACCTGTAATTGTTTTTACAGATACTGATGAATTTTTTCTAATTAATAATATTAATGAATTAATTGTTAATTCAAAAACAACTACTGACGTAATATTAAATATTTTAAATGATGATTTAATAAGTCTAGGTTCTTCAGCTTCAAATAGTATTAGTAAATCTGTAGGAGATACATATACTACAAACGCTATTATAACATTAACTCAAGCAGAATATGATGCTATTACAACTAAAGACGACGAAACACTTTATTTTATAGTATAATGAAAATAGGAAACAATGATATATCAGATTTAAAAATAGGTGATAATCAAGTTAATAATGTATTCTTAGGAGAAACTTTAGTTTGGGAAAAGCTTACTGAAGTGTTAATGGTTTCAGCCCCTGTAACTTACGGAAGTTATCTTGTTGGTGGTAGTGGTATAGTTGTAACTGATGGAGTTTGGAATAATGCTGATACTATCTCTTACCAATGGAAAAGAAATGGAAGTGATATTTCAGGAGCCACAACAAACACTTACACTCCTTTACTTACTGATGAAAACCTACCTATAACCTGTGTTGTTACAGCTACAAACGAGTCAAACTCTTTAAATTATACAACAGCTCCATTTACTTTAAAAGCTGGTTTATTATTTAATACTTCTTTAAATAATTTAGATTTTGGAGCGAACCAAACCACTCCAAATGATTGGACTGTAACTGCAAGATTTGACAGACTTAATAAAACAAAAGATTTCTTTTTATTGGGAGGAACAAGTTCAGCAGGATTAAGATTTGAAGGCTCTAATTTTATTTTAAATTCAGGAGGTACTAATTATTCATCAGCAATAACGAGTGGTGATAGTATTGATGTTAGACAATTCTTAAACGGAAATAATACTTGGGAATTTATAAAAGTTGGAACTACATTAACGTGCAAAGTTAACGGTCAATTATTGAAATCAATTACCGTTGGCGCTACTGCTTCTTTGACTTATAGAAGAATTGGTAGATGGAATACTAATAATGCTTATGATTTTGATGGAGTTTTAGACTATATTAATATCAATGGAACGTTGTATAATTCCCTTAATAATTGGGGTGGATTAACTCAATCAGGAGTTACAAAAACTCAAATTTATTACGGTGAAATGGAAGATTCTATTTTTGTTGGTGGTCAATCAAATGCGGTTGCTAGAAATAATCAAGCTGATAATGCTTATCTAGGAATTACATTTCCAATTGCTAAATCTAAATATTGGAATAATACATCTTTTACTTATCAAGACACAGTATTTGGTATTAATCAAGCATCAGATCCTGCTGGAAATTGGGGTGTTGAGTTTAGAAACGCTTATAATTTATCGCAAGTAAATCGCCAAAACTATCTTTTAAAATATGCTATTGGTGGAACTTCAATGGCTACTACTTGGATAGGAGGATCTTATACTATTGCTAAATTAATGGCTAGAACAGGTAGAGCTTTTAAAAATTTTATTTGGATTCAAGGAGAATCAGATGCTACAAATTTAACTTGGGCTAATGCTTACCAAGCTAACTTAATTGAGTTTATCAGAAGAGTTAGAATGTATAGTACTTATGGAGACGATTTAAAATTTATCATATTTAGATTACCAAATATCACACGTCCTGAATATTTATATGTAAGTACTATTCAAGCTGCTCAGGATTATGTTGCTGCAAATGTAGCTAATGTTGAATTAATAACTGCTCCAATAGGATGGAATGCTCCAGATGGTGAACATTATGACGCACCAACAATTGATGCAATAGCAGTTAAAATGTATAATGAATTACAATTAAGAACAGTTTAATTATGAATTTAATTAAAAAATATTTTTGGCAAATATTAGTTGTAGGATTAGTTATTTTACTTTTCCTACAACGTAGTTGTCAATCAGACGATAAGATAGATAATTCAGGAATAATAGTTACTCCTCCAAAAATAGGAGGTTTTGACTATTATAAACCTAAAGAATTAAAAGGAACTAAATATATTCATATAACCACTAAAGGAGATACTATTGAAATAGAAAATCAAGTAAATAAAGATTTAGAATCTAAATATTTAAATGCTTTATCTGAAAATGAAAAGCTAAAATTATATTTACAAGCAATTCAAAAAAGAACATATGTCGATTCTTTAGAAGATAAACATATTAAGTTTAGTTATACTGCTTTAACAACAGGTACTTTAGATAGTATTAAATTTAATTATGAAGTTAAATCAGATACACTTAAAATTAAACAACCTGTGTTTAGGTTATTAGGTGGACCATCTTTAGAATTTAATTATCTTACAATGAAACCTTCTATAGGATTTAACTTAGGTTTTCAGAATAAAAAAGGTAATATACTAACAGGAGGTATTAATTCTTCACAAGAAATAACTATTGGTTATTATCATAATTTGTGGACAATTAAAAAATAATTAAAAAAAGATATAAAATAATTGGTAAAAAATTTGGATTTCTCAATTATTTGTATTATCTTTGTATTAATTATAAAACATATAGTATGAAGTTGGAAGAAATTAAGGAATTTTTAATAAATAAACCTGGTTATAAAAAAGAAGGTTCTAAACGATTAAGAGATCATTTAGTTAGAAAAGGATTTAATGTTACTACAAATCAATGTAAAATTGCATTAAGAGAAACTAGAAGCTTAGAAACTTTTGAAAAACAAAAATCACTAGGTAAAATTCTTATCTATGATTTAGAAACATCACCTAATGTAGGATGGTTTTGGAGAGCAGGTTTTAAACAAAATATTAATACAAATCAAATATTAAAAGAACGTGCCATTATATGTGTATCATATAAATGGTTAGGTGAAGATACTGTTTACAATTTAACTTGGGATAAAAATCAATGTGATAAATTCTTAATTGAACAATTTGTAGAAGTATTAAACGAAGCTGATTTAATTGTAGCACATAACGGAGATAATTTTGATATTAAATGGTTTAAAACTAGAGCGTTATATCACAGAATTCCAACATTACCTAATTATAAACAATTTGATACTTTAAAAGTAGCTAAATCAAAACTTTATTTAAATTCAAATAGATTAGATTATATTTCTAAATTTTTAGGATTTGAAGGTAAAATACAAACTACTCCTGATTTATGGGATAAAGTAGTAATGAAAAATGACAGAGAAGCATTAAAGGACATGTTAGATTATTGTGATGAAGATGTTAGACAATTAGAAAAAGTTTATAATGAATTACAATATTTAGATAATCCTAGAATTCATGCAGGTGTTTTAAATGGTCAAGTAAAACAAACATCTCCTATTACAGGTACTTTTAATATTGAACATTTTAAAACTATTACTACAAACTCAGGAACTATTAAACATATAATGATAGATCTCGATACTAATAGAGCTTTTGAAATGAGTGATACGAACTATAAGAAATTTTTAGAGATAAATAAATAACAAACTCAAGCCTTCAAGAAATTGAGGGCTTTTTTAATATCCATACATGGCAACAATTAGAGAACTTGAATACGACGTTAGAGAAGCTTTACGTCAGTACACAGATGATAGTGAAATATCGTCAAAATATATTATGTATTTATGGGGAATTAAACGAAGTAAATATCTTCGTAATGATTTAAATAATTTACAAAAAACAATTGATACTTCAATACTTCAAACATTATGTTTAGAGTTAGAAGAAGTAAATGTTAATCAGTGTGGTTTAGATTTAGAATGTGAAACAATAATGCGTACTAAAAAAGCTATTCCTAAACCTTTAGAATTACATTTAAAAAGTGCACTAACAACAATTAAGCCTACTAATAGAATAGAATTACCTTTTAATTTTGTAACAAAACAACGTGCAATATTTAGTAAATATTCTACATTTAATCAAGCAGTATATGTTTTTTTAGATGATGATATGCACATTTATTTATTTAGTGAAAATGACGCTGTAAAATTAATTGAATGTATAACAGTTACAGGTATTTTTGAAAATCCTTTAGATTTAAAAAACTATTTTAATTGTTGTGGATGTGAACAACCTTCTACGTGTTTTAATGAAGATATTACTCAATATCCACTACAATCACATCACATAGATAGTATTCGTGAAGAAATTGTTAAAACATTGTTAGGTACATTACAAATACCTGAAGATAAAAATAATAACACAGATGATAATTAGACGTACAGAAGGTAAAATTAATGTTGATTATGGATTAAGAGATTATTATAAATATTATAATAAAAACAATAAACAAGCTGTTGATTCTAAACTTTTTAATAAAATCATTAGTGAATTTAATAAAAATATTGTAGAATTAATAATTGAAAAGGATTTAGAGTTTACTCCTATAATGTTACAATTTACTTTTTGTGTAAGAAAAATAAAAAAAGTTCCTAAGATAGAAAATGGTAAATTAGTTAATAATAATCCTATTGATTGGAAAACAACTAAAGAATTGTGGGAATCAGATAATGAAACTAAAGAAAAGAAGATTATTATTAAATATAGTAATAATCACACATCTAAATATGTGTTTAGAATAAAAGCATTAAAAACTGGTTTTACATATAAAAACAAACAACTATATCGTTTTAAAGCTTGTAGATCATTTCAAAGAATGCTTGCTAAACGAATATTAGATCCAAATAAAGAAAATTTTAACGCTTTTAAATTATATTAAAATGATAAATGGATTACAAATAAGTTTAGGAAATATCATATGGAAAGTTATGAGAAATCCTCTAGCTTTAGAATTAACATATGAACAAGCATCGGAATTTGCTTTAGAATTTATTAGATTAGTAGGAACTCCTCTAATATATATAGATGAAATTAAAAAACTAGAAATTAAAAATTATAAGACATCAATTCCTACAAACATTATAAATGTTAGAGGAATTCGTTATTTAGGAACAGACGGTTGTCAAGATCCTATTGCTATGAGATATGCTACTGATTTATATCATGACTCTCAAGATAACAGTGATTATCCTACAGAATATACTTACACTTTACAAAATTGTGTAATAACCACTTCTCAAAAAGAAGGATTTATTGAAATTTCATATAAAGCATTGAGTGTTGATGAACATGGATATCCTTTAGTACCAGATAATGAATCTTTTAAATATGGTTTAGAATATTTTATTTTACATAGATATGTAGAACCATTGTGGATGATGGGTAAAATACAAGATAAAGTTTTTCAATATTTAAGTCAACAAAGAGATTGGTATTTAGGACAAGCAGATACTTCTACTAAAATACAAGGAATGGATCAATTAGAAAGTATGATGAATGGTTTAAATAGAATAATTATTCAAGATCAATCATATGATACTTTTTATAAAAACTTTGGTCAAAAAGAATATACTAAAAAATATCATTAATTATGAATAAAACAGTTGTAATGACTTATGATGGTATGAACCAAGATATAAGTCAATCTAAATTTTCAAATCAATTTTATTTTGAAGGTAAAAATATAAGAATATTGTCAACAGATTCTCAAAGTTCTAATTCTGTAACAAATGATAAAGGTAATAAGTTAGTTTTAACTGTACCTACACCTGTTATAAATTATACAACTAAAAGAATTACATATGGACAATTTGGTTCAAATGTTTTAAGTTATACTACAAATGATATTAATAATACGTATAATAGTACAGGACAACCTTCAACACAATTAATTATTGGTAATACAATAGGTAAAAAAAATATAATATTATTTACTACAGATAATAATGGATTTGACTGTATTTGGAAAGTAGATATTAAAACATATTCAATTACATTATTATATTTACGAAATCTTAATTTTAACATTAATAATCCAATACAAGCTTTAATAAATTATGAAAATAATAATATTGAAAAAGTTTACTGGGTAGACGGTGTTAATCAAATGAGATTTATAAATATTCATCATTCAATACTTAACGGTGACAATGATGAATTAATTGATATAGAATCAAGTTTAATTAATGTTGTAGGTAATTTTAAATTTAGTCAACCTCAAATTATTACTAAAGAACAAGGTGGTACGCACACTGCAGGGATGATTCAATACGCATATACATTATATCGTATAAACGGTGCTTCTACTAAATTAAGTCCTTTAAGTGATTTAATATCTTTAGATAATGGTGAGCAAGGTGGTGGTAATATTAATGATAGTGTTTCATCTTATCCTGTAATTAAAATACCTTTTATTGATACAGATTACACTAATTTAAAATTATATTCAATTAAATATACTTCATATAATGAAATTCCTGAAGTTAGATTAATTTTAGATAAAAACATTCAAGGTCTTTCTGAATTAATTCATTATGACACAGGTTCTATAATCAATACTATTTCTTTAGATGAATTTACATTTTTAGGTAATAATGCAATATATATACCTAAACATATCAATACTAAATTCAATAGATTATTTTCTGCAAATTTTGAAGAAAAGAATTTTAATGTAGAATTAGATACTCGTGCATACAGTTTTGGACAAAATCAAACATCTGTATATTTACATGAAGAACTTACTTATGATTCAATAGATGATTTAATTGAAGGTGATAATAATTTTTTAGTTAATTTATCTACTATTAATAATGTACCTGAAAAACATAACTGTTTAAATAAAGATTTTGACACTTATAAATATCAATACAATAGTAATATTTTAGGTGGTACGGGAAGATATTTAAATTGGGGACTATTTAGATCTGAAGTAGGTGTAGGTACAGATAATATTACTAAAACACAATCTGAAGGTAAGTTTTTTAAAGATCGAGAAATTTATAGATTAGGAATACAATTCTATAATAGAAAAGCTCAAATTTCTTTACCTAAATGGATTACAGATTTTAAAACAAATGTATCAGGAGAACAAAGTAATTTAAATGGATTTTACGCAACATTAAAAATAAAATTTAATTCTGATTTTTTTACATGGTTAAATACAAGTTCTAACTTTTTAAATGATAATGGTATTTATGATGAAGATTTAAAACCTGTAGGATTTAAATTATTAAGAGCTGAAAGAACATTAAATGATAGAAGTATTATTTGTCAAGGTTTAGTTAATGGTTCATATGTTATAAAAAATACTTCAGAAGATTCTTTTGGAAATTTTATTCCTGATACAGAACTTGACGAAAGAAGAAAATATAATTCACAACCAAAATTACCTTCATTAATGCGACCTTTTGATGGTTCAATTGCACCATTAAAAGGAATGTTTAATTATGCAAGAGTAGATGATAATGATAATAAACATCCTTCTACAACTGCATTTTGTTATAGAGTTCGTGATAGGGAAGCTGTTTTTCCATATGATTATATTGTTCCTCCACAATATACTACAATTTGTAATCCAACAGGACTTGTAGGACAAAGAGGTAATGGTGAAGCTGAAATATACAATGCTGTATCTTCAGCAGATAAAAGAAGTATGGTTTATCAGTTTAACCAATTAATGCAATTATACTCACCTGAAATAACATTTAATCAAATACAAAAATTAGATAATACTGTTTTAACAACAGTTGCTTTAATTAAAAATGATTACAATGCTTTTTGGGGTAAAATGATTGATACTAATACAAGAACAGTAGATACAGAAGGTAAAATATTTGGTGAAATTTCTCCTTATTCTTCTACATTTAATATTACTTCGGAAAATCCTGACAGCACACCAATTCAAGATCCACCAAGTGAAACAGAATATCAGACATATGTAGATGGATTAGTTGCTGACCATAATACTACTTATGGTATTTATGCTTCAGAAGTTCCTTTATATATACCGACATATGAAGAATACTCTGCAAGTTTATTACCAAGTATTGCAGATAATGAAGAAGGATTATTTCCTATTTCAGGAGACATAAAAGCATTTGCTTCTTGGGGATTAATTGGACCTCAAGGTGTTGGTAAAAGATATAGAGCAGCATCATATCAACCACAATATCAATTTTACAGAAGATATATAGGTGATATATTATATCAAAGTAATAATGTATTATATAATATATATGGAAATCCTTTAATAATAGAAACAGGTGCTAATAGAACTATTTATAATAGAGATTCTGATTTAGCTTTTTATAATACATATAGTATTATGAATACTGATACAGGTGAAGAAAGTGATAATAGTCCTAATTGGAGAGTAAGTGAAATTAATTCTTGGGGTGCTAGATGTGGTTTAATTGTATTAGGAGATTCTTCTGAAGAAACAATTGAACGAAAAAATCTTCAAAATTTATTTTCTGAGTTAACAGGAGAAACTACTTTTGATCCACTAAAAGATATTTTACCAGATAATATAGGTAAATCAGGAATTATTTCAGAATTAATACTCAATAAATCTTCAATTTATTTAGGTTTATTATATGGTGGTAATGATTACGAATCTCGTAAAAGAACTAATTATATTGAAATTGGTGAATATAGAAATTTAGTACCTAATATTTCTTTAGAATTAGAATATCATTGTAAAAATGGTGGAGATACATTTGTTAGTAATTTTAAATTTACTAAAATTGTAAAAACAAATACTGAAGTATATAGTTTAACAATACCTCAATTTACAGAAATTGTTGAAGTAAAATTAGAAAGTACTGTAGATAATAAAAATAGAAGTGATTATTCAATTGAAGATTGGGATAGTAGATTTCAACCTAAATATGAAGAATATCAAAATTATAATAAAGTTTATTCACAAGAATCTAATTTCTTTGTAAGAAAAGATGTTGATTATAATTTTAAAGCTGTTTCAAAATTTGAAAACGGTATAATAAGTTCTTCAATAAAAGTACCAGGTGAAATAATTGATAGTTGGTTAACATATTTAACTAATGATGTAATGTATTTAGATGGTAAACATGGTTCTATAAATTGTTTACATTCTTTTAAAGATGAAATATATTCATTACAAGATAGAGCTATTGCACAAATATCTATTAATCCTAGAGTACAAGTTCAAGGAAATGATGGAATTGCAATTCAATTAGGTACTGGACAAGTTTTAGATAGATATCAATATTTATCGACTATGACAGGAACATTAAATAAATGGTCTGTTGTAAATTCACCAAATGCATTTTATTTTTATGATACATTAAATAAAACAATTAATGTTGTAAATAATGAATTATCTGATATAAAAGGAATGCATTCATATTTAATTAAAAATACAGATGTTATTTTAGAATCAGATAATCCTTTAATTAAAGAAGGTGTTGTTAGTAATTATGATTATTTAAATAATGAAATTGTTTTTACATTTTTACAAAGTAATAAAAGTTTTACAATTGTATATAATGAGTTAAAACAAACATTTACTTCTTTTTATGATTATTTATCTAGTATGTATATTAGTTATGGAGATTTGTTTTTAGCATTACATCCTGATAATAATAAATTATATGAACAAGGACAAGGTGATTACAATGTATACTTTGACACATATTATCCAAGTAAAATTATATTTAATCTAAACCCTGAACCATATTTTGATTGTGTGTTTGACAATATTAACTTTAAGTCAGAAGTATATATTAACAATGTAGATCAACCTGATTTAACACTTACAAAAATACAAGCATACAATGATTATCAAGATTCTACATTAACACCTTTGGTTAATAGTAGAAACGGTAATTTAAGACGACGTTTTAGAGATTGGAATGCTGAGATACCAAGACAAGGTAGAAATCGCATTAGAGGTCCTTGGATTAAGTTGTTATTACAATTTGATAACAGTCAAAATAAAAAATTAATATTGCACGATTTATTAGTACAATATACAGTTTAAAAATAATTAAGTATAGGTCATATTTTTGTAAAGTATGGTCTATACTTTTTTTTTATATAAAATATATATAAAAATATTTGGAATTTTAATAAAAAAAGGTTATCTTTGCATTTTTAATGCAAAACTAAATAATTTATATGATAGGAATTTATAAAATTACAAGTCCAAGTGGAAAGATTTATATAGGACAAAGTAAAAATATTGAAAAAAGATTTAAAGCATATTATAGAAAATTAGGTAAAAATCAACCTAGATTATATAGATCTTTTAAAAAGTATGGAATAAAACAACATAATTTTGAAATACAAGAAAAATGTTCATTTAAACAACTTAATGAAAAAGAACGTTATTGGCAAGAGTATTATAATGTAATTAATGAAAATGGATTAAATTGTGTTTATACTGAAATAGACAATAAACCAAGAATTATAAGTAGTGAAACTCTTAAAAAATTAAAAGAAAATTCTAGTAGATATTGGCTAGGTAAAAAATTTACAAAAGAACATTGTGAAAACATGAGCATTTCTAGATTAGGTAAACCTGGAAAACCTTGTAGTGATAAAAATAAAAAACAACTTAGTGAACAAAGAAAAGGTGAAAATAATCCTATGTATGGTAAAAAAGGGATTCTAAATAAATGTTCAAAAAAAGTAATAAATACAGAAACAAATGAAATATATAACTCATTAAATGAATGCTGTATAATTAACAACTTAAATCCAAAATACATGTCTAGGTATTTAAATGGTACTAGAAACAATAAAACAATTTTTAAATATTTAATAAATGAATAATATGGAAGAACTTAATGAATTTAATACAGGAAATTCACATGAAATAAACCCGTTAGGTGGAATACCAATGGGTGTTGGTCAAAACGGGCAACAAAATACAGTTGAAGAAGGAGAAACAATGAAAGGTGATTTTATATATAGTGATAGAATTATATTTACACCTGATGTTGTAGAACAATTTAATTTACCTAAATCTTTAACTGGTAAAACTTCAGCAGAAGCATCTAAAATAATTAATAGAAAATTTGAAGGTAGAAATGATAAAATTACAACTTCTACTAAAAAATCAATGTTAGATAAAGTTGCTCAAGCTCAAGAAACTATTAAACAAATTCAAGCTCAAGAAATAGCTGCTGCACAACAAACAAATTCTACAGAAGTTCCAGATATGATGGAAGGTCAAATACCTCAAGGTATGGAAGAGTTTGTACCACAGCGACAAATGGAATTAGGTGGATTTACAGGTAGTCAAAGCGGATCAGGGGGAATGGGTATGGGTTCATTAGGACAAATATTTGGTTCGTTTGGTCAAGGTTTAAAAGATAATGCTCAACAAAAATATAATTCAAAATTACCTGAAGGATATGTTGATAAAAAAGATCAGCAAGATCAAATGAATAATCAGATGATTGATAAAACAAAAGACACGATAGCTCAAGCTACTGGCCCTGTTGGTCAAGTATTTAGAGGTGTTCAAAAAATGGGTCAAGGAATAGGTGATTCAATTGGAGGTGATAGTGGTGCTTTTGTAAGTGGATTGTTTTCTCCTGAAGAAGGAACTATGTCAGCTTGGACTGATGGTGATGTTAGTTTTGGAGATAAAATGTTATCTACTATTCCTGGAATAGGAGCAATTAAAGCTAATCAAAGAAAAGAAGCTAAGCTAGCTAAATTCAAACTTAATCAAGATACTTTAAGTTCTCAGATGAAAATATCTGATTTTGCATTCGGTGGTAATTTATTAGGTGAACCTACATCAGGTGGACCAATTACACCTATTAAAAAAACACCACCTCCAGTTGTTGTATCTAAAGATAACTTACAAAATTTAAACGTACAACCTCTTGAAGATAATCCTACACCTTCTACATCAAGAAATAAAAAAATGATTAATTTACAAAGTGGTGTGTTTAACGATAAGTTAGGTCATGGTTATTATTATTATTATGATAAAAAACCAGGTGATCCAGGATTTGATGTTAAACAACATCGTGATTTTGTAACTGAAAAAAATCACTCATTAGGTCAAAGAAGTAGATTAGCAGACGGTACTGAAAACCCTTTATATAATTATGAGTTAAATAATTATCTTTCAGCAAATAAAAATTTTGCAATGGGTGGTAATATGTATGCAGGTGGTGGACCTTTTGATAAATCAATGGCTTCATATGATCCAAATAATATTAATAATACTGTACAACCAATTAACAGTGCTGTTAATGGTCTTACAAATTGGTTTAATCCTTCTTCAACATCTACTACTACAATACCAAACAATGTTACAGCAATTTCAGCAAGAACTTTTGGTCCTCAAGGAGGTCATTCAACACAAGCTGAAATTAAAAATGTAACAGATCAAATTGGTACAGGTTTAAACAAAGCAGGTGAATTTATTAAAGATAATAAAGGAGCTTTAAGATATGCACCAGTTGCAATGAATGCGTTTCAATTACACAAATTAAATAAAGAAGGTTATGATACTGTAAATCCTATGATTAACAATACACGTTATAATCCACAATATATGGATGAAAAATCATTAACTAATCAAATTAATGCAGAATCTAATTATGCAGGTAATGCTTTAGTAAATGCATCAAATGGTTCAATGGGAGCGTTAAGTAATAGTATATTAGCATCTCAATTAAATAAAACTAGAGGATTATCTGATGCTTACAGTAAAGTTGCAGATGTTAATCGTAATGAAAATAAAGCTGGACAACAATTTAATTTAAGTGTTGATGAAGCTAATATTGGAAGACGTATTGGTGCTGAAGATAGAACTGCAATGAATAAAGGGGCTTTTAAAACTGAACAATCTAAGTTACGTGGTCAAATTGGAACTGATTTAGGAGAAATTGGTAAAGAAGAAACTTATAAAGATATGGCTAAAAAATTATATGGATATGATTTTAATGGTAAATATTATGTTGCTCCAGATGGTACTAAAAAAACAACACAAGAAATGGCAGATATGATTGATAGTGATAAATATAATCGTCAACAAAAAAAATCACAAGTAGGTACTGCTGTTTTAAAAGGATTTAATAATAAAACAAAAGAATAATTATGGGAGTAAATAGATATACATCGTTAACACCATCACAATTTAATCCTTTATCAATGGAAGAAATCATGTTAGTTCCTGCAATGCAGAGAAAAAAACATGATGATTTATTAGTTAAACAAGAAGGTATTCGTTCAGGATTAGCTAAAGTAGATCCTTTAGATGTACACTATGATGAAGCAATTAAATTAAAAAGTGAAATTGAAAGTGAATTAGATAATAATGCTGCAACTTTAGCTAAAACAGGTGTAAACGATCCTAATGTAACTTCTAAAATTATATCTTTAAATAGACGTTACAATGATTTAGTTGCACCTACAGGTAGAATAGGTCAAATTAATACTGCAAAACAAACATACGATAAGAAAAAAGCTTTATTTTTAGAAAATGCTACTAAACAATATGGTAGTGACAGAGCTTCACAACTATGGGAACAAAAAGTAAAAGATGAAAATACAGGTTATAAAGGATATGATGCTGAAAATAAAATTATAAATATAGGAGATTATGGTATTGTTGCAGCAGAAGATTATGAAAAAGATTTGCAAGCTCGTAATAATATTTTAGGTAGTACAATGTCTGAAATTGAAAGTGGTGGTGGTCGTGTAGTTAAAAATGCTGATGGTAGTTATACTGCTTTTGATAGTAATAATAGACAAATGACTAAAACTAATTTAGATCAAGTTAATCAAATGACTGCAGCAATGCGTGCTAAATGGTTAACACCAGGTGGTGCGGGATATTCATTTAATCAAGAAGCAGGAATTAATCCTGAAAATTTTACAGCACAATTTCAAGGAGACATGTTATCTCAATTGGAAACAGCTACAGGTATTTCTAACAAATATAGTTCTGAAGAAGGTGCAGCACCTATTGGAGATGGTTCAGGAACTTTAAATATGAGTGATATTTATGGTGAAGATTATAATACTGCAGAAGTAGGTGGTAGTGCTCAAGATTATTCAGAAGTTGAAAGAATTGGTAATACTACAAATACAAAAGTTGGAGAAATAGAAGGTGACGGGTTTTCACCTGTAGATGCTGGAACAGGTGCTGTTTCAACAGAAATAAAACAAGGTGGTAAAACTTTTTCAGTTGATGATATAAAAGATCCTCGTCAAAAAGCACTATACGAAAATATGTATAAAAAATTAACAACTGAAGGAGTTGTTGGAGCAGATGGTAAAAAACATTTTATAAATGCAGATGGTCGTAAAAAAGGTAAAAATGATAAAACAAATGCTCAACTTGTTGTAAAAATGTTAAAAGAAACACCTGCTATCACATTAACAAGTAAATTAGTAACTACTGACACAATGTTAGATAATAGTGGTTTTAGTTCTTCAATTGGTAAAACTGCAGATGAAAGAGATAAAACTATGCGTAAACAATTAAGACTTACAAATAGTGGTGCTAGAAAATTACTAGATCCTGAAACAGGTCAACCAATATCTTTTGAAGAAGCACAAGATAAATATGATTTAGACGGTGTAGATACTGTGACATATCATGGATTTATATCTCCTTTAAATTGGGAAGAACAATCATTTAATGGTACAAATAGTAAAGCTTCACCACATGTAATTACTGTTAAAACTAAAGATGGTACGTTTAAAGAATTTAAAACAAGTAGATTAAATAGTGATAATGTAGGTATTAATGTTGATAGACACAACGAATTACAAGAAAATTATAGAAATTGGTCAGTAAATCATAATGAATTTGTACCATTTAAATCTAAATCACCATCATTAAATAAATTAAAAGTTAAATATAATACATATAATCCTAAATATGATCCTAAAAGAGGTTCTTTACAATATGAAATAAAAGACACTAAGGGTGTTATTCATTATATGACAGAATCTGAATTTATTAATACTGTAAATGCTGTAAAATAATTATGGGTAAAAAACAATTTAAAAATGATCCAGTAGAACAATATGATGATTTTTTTGAAGCATTTAAAAGTTTAAATTCTCAAAATCCTATAAATAATAAACCAAAAAATAGAGATTTAGGTGCTGCGATGGCACCTAAATTTCAAGGTTATAATACAGGTATAAATCAATCAAAATATGATTCTAATTTTAACTGGAACGCACAAGCAGATTATGAAGATATACAAGGTTCTATAAAAGAACATCGTGCTCAAACACAACCATGGTTAGATAAAGCAAGTGCTGGATTAGCTCGTGTGAGTACAAAAATATTAGCAGAAACTGCTAAGTTACCAGGATATGTAGGAGGAGCAATAATGTCATTAGGTGCTGAAGAAGGTGAAGGATTTGAAACAGCATTTAATAATCAATGGATTAAATCAATTAATGAATTAAATGAAAAAGTAAATACTGAATATTTACCTGTATATGTTAAAAAATCAGTAGAAGAAGGAAACTTATGGGATAATATTAGTTCTGTAGATTTTTGGGCAACCGAAGGAGCTGACGGTATTGGTTTTATTGCATCAATGTTAGTTCCTGGAGCAATATTTAAATCTTTAGGATTAGGTTCTAAAGCAATGGGTGCTACTACTAAAGGTTTAGCAATGATTAAAAATAATTCTAAACTTGCAGGTGCTGTCAGAACAATTGAAGGTTTAGGTCTTAATGCTAAAAACTTTGATGTTGCGGGTACAGCTATTGTTAATACATATATTGAATCTGCTGCTGAAGCTGGGAATGCAATGGAAAACTTTAATAAAAATAAGGATTCTATTATAAATAGTTATTTACAACAAGGTTTATCAGTAGAAGAAGCTGAAAAACAATTTGTAGAACAAAAAGGTAGATTAGGTAGAGATATATTTGTATCTAATGTTGGTATATTAGCAATTCCCAATTTAATTCAATCTAAAATGATTTGGGGTAAAGCTGTTAATAAATTAGCTAAAGTAGATAATCCTTCAGTATTAAAAAAAATAGGTAATCGTAGTAAAGATGTTTTAGGTGCAACTGCATCTGAAGGATTTTTAGAAGAAGCAGGACAAATGACTGTTGAAAACATGTTTACTGATAAAGCTAAACGTGGAGAATTAAAAGAAGGTTTCTTTGGTACAGCTAAATCATTTAATATTAGTGAATTAGGACAAGCTTATTTGGATACTGTTTCATCTACTGAAGGTCAAAAAGCTATGTTTTTAGGAGCGTTCTTAGGTGGAGGTATGTCTGCATATAGTGGAGCTAAACAAGATATTTCAGATAGAAAGAATTCAGCTAGTATTCAAGATTGGATTAATAGTGAAGAATTTAACTTTAACACATTATTAGAAGAAGATACTTATCTTAGAGATGAAGAAGGTAATATTCAATATCATCCTAATAATGAACCTGTACAAGATCCTAAAAAGGTTATTAAAAGATTTGAAGCATTACAAGCAACTGAAAAATTAAATGCACAATATGAAAAAGCTGTTCAAAATGGAGACTATAAAACAGCAGAAGAAATACAAAAAATTGCAGAAACACAATTCTTATTACCGTTTGCAAGAAAAGGTGAACCAGGAATTCAAGCATTAAGAGAAAATTTAGAAGCAACTATTAAATCTGAAGATGTTCAATCTACAAATGAAAACAAACAAGCTGAATCTAAAGTTAAAGATTTAATTTCTCGTGCTGAAAAAATGCAAAAGAAATATGAAACTTATCAAGATTTTAGTAGAGATTTAATTGTGTTAAATAATGAAAATGCTACTGATGAACAAAAAATAGGTTTTTATAATTATTTAGCTGACAATTATGTTTATAAAGAAGGTTTATTATATGAATCTAAAAAACAACTTAATAAATTAAATCAACAAAAATCAGAATTGTTATCTGAATTAGAAGATAATGTAATGATTAAAACTAATGAAATAGTTGATGAAAATACTCAAGATGATGCTTTTAAATATAAGTTTGAAGAAGATCCTCGTATTGTAAGAATTAATAAAGATATTGAAAATACTTCAAAAAAAATTAAAAGTATTAATAATAGAATTAATAATCAACTTTGGGATTCTGAAAAAGTAAATAAAATATTTGATAAATTTGTAAATCAAACAACTAAAGTTGAAAAAGCTACTTCACCAGAAGTTGAATTAGAATACGATACAATTATTTCAGATTTAGAATCAATATCTTCAAAAGAAGACTTAATAAACTATGTTAATAAACTAGATTCTAAATATACAGAAAATGATATTATTCAAAGTAAAATTGAAGATATATTTAAAGAGTTAGGTTATAAAGAATTATTACAAAAACAATTAGAACAACAACAAGCTGAAGAAAAAGATGCTGAGAAGTTTCAAGAAGATAAAGATTTTGGAACTACTACAACACCTGAAACAACAGATAAAGTTGGTGAGAAAACAAACATACAAGGTTTAGAAACAGTTCAAACATCTAAAAATGCTGAAGTAGATAGTGATAATAATGAATATGATCGTTCACCAAAAGAACTAGTTGTATTAGAAGAATCTACTAATCCTAGTAATGTAGATAAAAATCAAGGTTCTGCAAAAGTTCTTAGTACTAATAGAGATACAGGTGAAACCTTATTTAGTATATTAGAACCTTTTGTTCAATATGAAAAAGAATCTCGTGATAAAACTAAAGATGAAGTTACTTTTGAATTAGGAGATATTGTTTCAAATAATGTTTCTGAAATATTATTAAAATTAAAAAATGAAAATCTTACAGAATCTGAAATTAAAGAATTAGAAGAAAAGCTACCTATTAAAGTTAATTTTAAAAACGGTAATAAAAAAGTATTTTCATTTATAGAAGCATTAACTGACAATATTAGTAAAAATCCTGATTCACTAAATGTATTTAATAATGAAACATTACCTTTAAGAAAATCAATCATACAAGCGTTAATTGATAATAAAGGTAGTTTTGAAGGTATTAAAGGAAATATTAAAAAACAATTCTCAGGTGTTTTAAAATTAGGAGAACAAAATTCTAATATTTTAGAATTAGATGTTTTTAAAGGAATGACTCAAGAACAAAAGTTAGATTACTTTAAAAAAAATACTGTATATGTATCAAATAAAGGCGAAACTAAATTTACATATAACGATAAGTTAGATGAAAATAGTTCTTTAAAAGATATGCATAGAGGAGAAGTTTTTCTAAAAATACCAATGTTAAATGGTAAAATGTTTTATTTAAAATTAAACACTTCAAGATTAAGTGAAAATAAAGCAAGACAAACTTTTGAACTAATTAAACTTTATTCAAATTTAATGAAAAATAAACAAAGTTCTGAAGCTCAAAATTTTGACTATAACTCATTAAGAGAATTTATTGAAACAAATAATTTAAATGAAGTTTTACCTGAATTAGAATTAATTGAAAAAAGTAACGAACCTATTGAAATCAATTTAGAAAGATTAATTAATACTATTGTATTTTTTCAAAATACTAATACTAAGACTAAATTAATTGTTGATGAAAACGGAACATTAGCGTTAGGAGAATTATTACAAAAGGTAAATAAAGAAGTTAATGATTCTATTGGTCATTATACATATACTACAGATACATTAAATGGTTTAACAGAATTACAACAAGAAGCAATTGTAAAGTATTTAATGTATAAAAGACATAATGTTTTGATTACTAAAGATGAAACTTCAACATTTAATAATGATGATTATCTTAAATATTTATTAAGTGAACAATCTCCTGTTTTAACAACTAATGCAGTAGTTAACGAACCAACATTTCAAGGTTATTCTAATATTTATTTAAATCAAACAGTTACTAATAGTAATAAAACACAACCTAAAGAAGTACCTTCTGAAAAAGTTGAAGATTTAAGTGCTGAAGAATTATTAGCAAGTTTGAGTTATAGTGGAGATGTTTCACAACCTATCAAAACTACAACAAGTAATCAATTAAATAATAAAAATGAAGTTTCAATTAACGAAATTGTAAAATTATTTAAACAAGTCAATATTCAAAATAGAAAAATAGGTAATGATATAGGTGATAAAGATTCTATAATGCAAATTTTATGGAATTTGATATCTAAAGATGAAAATGATTCAAAAGCTACTGTAATTAGTTACGCAGGATTTGGAAAAATAAATATTGACGGTATATATACTGAAAACAATGTGATGATTGCATTATCTGAAGTAATTAAAGATGAATTTATATTAGATGAAATATCTGAAAATTTTAATAAAATATTAAAATATGAAGGTTTAGAATATAAATATGATTTGAATAAATCTCAAGAAATTGTTGAAACTATTACTGAAACATTAAAAGAATCTAACGTTGTTGAAATATTTAAAAATGCTAATGAAGATACACAACTTAAAATGTTTCAAAATGCTTTAAAATTAAATGACAAAAAAATAGAAGATTTTGAAGGAACAATTGAAGAATTTAAAGAACTTGTTAGTAATATTAAAGATATTAAAGAAATTAATAAAATTTGTGCTAAATAATTTGGTAATGTCAATTATTTTCACTATATTTGTAAAAAATAAAAATATATGAGTTGTACAAGAATATCTCTTACAGGTGGAGCAGAGTCTTTACTGTATAAAGATTTATATGAAAAAATAGCTGATAAAAATGAAACTAAAGCTGATGAAATGTTTACATATTTTAAATCTGAAGCATTTATAGAAGATTTTGGTGATTATATATTAGACTATAAAAATAATGTTGTAAGTGATCGTATAAATGAAAATGGAGAACCATTATTAATTTATGATGAAATTTCTAAAAAACATTATTATTTAAATAAAAATAATGAAAAAGTATACTACCCTCTAATTAACAGAGGGTTGGTTGCTTTATTTAGTAATCAGCAAATTGATAAAATTGCTTCAAGATTAGCCTTGAATTATTTTAAAGGTTCTAATTTAGATTTTAATAATATTGATTTTAGTAACTCTGAAAAACTACCTAATTTATCTAATTTTATTCAAAAACAAATTATTGATAAAATTCAAGAATTAAACGAAAAAGGTGGATTTAAAAATAAACTTATTGCTAAAACATTAACAGAGTCATTAAATTACATTGATGAGTTTTCTACAAATGTAGAAAAAATATTTAAAGAAATGTCTATTTCAATTGAAGAAACTGATGACGTAGATGGTAATATTGATATTACTGCAGGTGAAGAATTAAAAGATCCTGCATTTAATCAACATTCTGCTGAAAGAAATACTAAAGATAGTGTTAGTACTAATGTAAAATTAAGATTATCATTATTAGAAGATACTAATAATATTGATCCTATTTGGGGAGAACCTGTTTTTTTAAGTAGAGATTCAGTTCAATCAGATTTACAATTTATATTATCAGATATTGTAGCTAAAAAAGGTAAAGATATTTTTGAATTACAATTAAATGCTTTAAGTAAAGTTTTAGATAGAAAACCTTTATTAAGACAATTATATAATTATTTAAGTGATGTTAATTTTAAAGAAGAATATCGTTCTGAATTTTCTCAAGCATTTAATTTACTTAAAAACAATCATATTGTAAGTAATTATTCTGAAGTTAACGGAACTGTTGTTCATACAACTTCTCAAATATCTGATTCAGGTTCTAAGACAACAACTATAAAAGAACAATGGGATAGTAATTTTCAAGATAAATTCTTAAATAAAGATAACACCTTAAAAGAAAATGTTAAGCAAAATTTATTAACTAAAGGAATTCCTGAAATTAAATCGATATATGAAGAAATTTTAGAATTTAAAAGAAATTTTAATAATCTTGAACAAGATATTCAAATTGAAACTTTTGAAAATGTAAAATTAAAATTATTTACTTTTTTAGATAAATTAGGAATTACTACAGATATTAATGCTGTTGAAAACTATTTAGATAATTATGGTGAGTTTTTAACAATTAAAGATAAGTTAAATAATTTAGTTACTTTAGCTGAACAATCACAGTATCTTACAAATGGTATTATTACTAAATATGAAAGTCCTACAAAAGACTATTCAAGTTTTTTAACATTATCACAATCTTTTACTAACTTAGCTAAATCAGAAGCTTTCTTTTTAACAGATGGTTCTGATGCAACAATTAGAACAGGTGATAAACAGAAATGGATTTATTCATATCCTTCATATATTGCTACAAAAGTTAAACAATGGAAAGCTAATCCTGAATTACTTTTAGAATTATATAATTCAAGTAGTGATACAAAAGGTTCATATTATATGGGTATTTTAACAGGTTCTATAGATGTAAATAGTAAACAACTTACTTATAAAGATTTAAATGAACAATTAGAATATTCTAAAAAAATATTAGAAAAGTTAGATGTAGGTATAATGAATCAAATGTCTGCAGATGGTAAATTTAAAACTACTACAGATTTAGCTTATTCAGATTATATTGTAGATGTTTTAAATAAAGTTTTAAAAGGTGATGACTTTATTAGAACTACTACACAAGCAGATAAGACTACTGAATTTGCAATTAAAACAGGTATAAAAGTTTCTTCATATGCTGGAGTTAAAACAATAGTAAATGAAAAAGGTGAGGAAGAAAGTATTGTAGGTGTTAAAAATCAAACTAAAGATGTTTTCTTTAATTATTTTGCATCACAAGTTAATAGAATGATTGAAGCAAATCAAGAAGTTGAAAATGCTAAATTAGATTCTTCTATAAAATTAACACCTCATTATCATTATAAATATGATGTTGATACAATAAATAAAAATCCTGAATATATTTATTCAAAAAATGGTAATGCTTTTAATTTTCAATATTTTGAAAAATTATCATTCAATGCTAAAAATAAATCACCATTAGAAAAACAAATTTCTGAATTAATATTTGATAAAGAAGGTAATGTTTTATTTAATAAATTAACTAAAGAATCTAGTGAAGAATTATATGATTTATTTAGTAGATATTTAGAACTTAATTTATTTAATTCATTTGTTAGAACAAGAAGTTATTTAACTTCTATGGGTATATTAAATATTAATGAAAAAGGTGATTATGTAATAAATAAAATAGATAATAATACTGTTACTAAAACATATTCTAAAATACATGAAGCTCAAAAACCTTACGCAGTAGTAATGGATTATTTAGTAAACAATTTAATATCTAATATAGAATATTCTAAAATGTTTGCAGGTGATGTAGCTTATTATAAGAATATGATTGATTATAAAAAACGTATTCCTGCTACATATACAGATGGTTTACAGTTAAGAATTAAAGAAGGTCAAGAATATTTTAATATTGCTACAATTAATAGTGTAAATAGAAAATCTCCTTTTTATGATAAATTAGTAGAAAGTTTAGGAGAAAAAGACGCACAACCTTATGAGAAAATTAACTCTGCAGATGCTCAAGCTTGGATTACACCTCAACGTTGGAAATTTTTAATACAAGGTTTAGGTAAATGGTCTAAAGCACATGATGAAGTTTATCGTAAAATGATGTCTGATAAAGTTGAAGAATATTCTGAAAAAGAATTAAAAATTGCAGCACAACCTTTAAAAGGTGTATTTTTTGGTAGAGATGCTACTGGAAAACCAACATATTTAAAATATTCTCAAGCAGTATTATCTAAAGCATTAATACAAGGTTCTGATTTAGAAACAATGTATAACAAAATGATTGATAATAATGTTGACGAACTTATTACATTTGATGGTGTTAAAGTAGGAGCTATTGAACCAACACAAATACATGATGAAAACGGTAATATTTTAGAAGATTTTCCTCTAAATGTACAAACGTTATCTAACAGAGATTGGAAACTTCAACAAGACTTACCTACAAAAACATTTAAAAATATTGATGTTGGATCACAAATTCAAAAAAATATATTTGCAGGTTTAAGACATAATGAAACATTAGATGGATTTATGTTAGATGGTAAGTCTTATACAGGTAAACAAATAATGGATGAAATTGTTAAAACAGTTTCAGGATTATCTGATAAAGGTTTAAAATCATTAAAAGAAGAATTCAATATTGGTGATGATTATAAAATAGGAAATATTTCTGGATTTTACAAATCATTAATTAGAGAATTAGAACAGCGTGGTGGTTCTGAAAATGTTATTAAAGCATTAGAAACTGAAACAACTATTGTAGGTATTCCTCAATCAGCAGGAAAATTATATAATATATTTGCTTCTATAATGAAAAGTAGACTTATTAAAATTAAAACTAATGGTGGAGCATTTATTCAAATGTCAAACTTTGGTTTAAATAAGTCAGAAGTAGATAGTAAAGGTGTGATATGGAGTCCTAATGCATTAGAAACAGTCCATGAACCTCATATGTATATAGATCCTGATACATTAAGACGTACAGTAAGACCTGGTGGTATATTAGTGTCAGGTAGTTTTATTGCAAAATATATACCTAATTGGAAAACTAAAACACCTGAACAAATATTTGGTTATACAAATGAAAATGGCGAATTTGTTAAAGGTTTAATTGATCCTAAAATATTAGATAATATTATAGGTTATCGTATTCCTAATCAAGGTTTAGCTTCAAATGATGCTTTACAAATTGTAGGTATATTACCTGAATCTGCAGGAGATACAATTGTAGCTTATACAGGGATTACTACTAAAACTGGGTCTGATAAACGTTAATGTTTGACCCAGTATAAAAATAAAAATATTGTTAATTGCTGGAAACTCCTAAAGCTTTGTAAACTACAACGTAATTTGAAAAAATAAGCGTGAATGTTTAAAAATTACAAAGATGGCGAATGGACAATCAGCAGCCGAGCTCCTTTAATATGGAGAGGGTTCAACGACTAATGCTCAAATTAATAGTTCCCTATATGGGTAACACAAACAAAATCATATGAAAACAAAATTTAACAAAGAGTCAAGAAACTTGATTATTGGAATGTTATTAGGTGACGGAACAATTTCTAATAACTACGTGTTTAAACTTTCACACGGAGAAAAACAAAAAGAATATTTAGAATGGAAAATTAAACTTCTTAATAAATATGGTATAAAAAATAATGGTTTAAAAGAATACATTCAAACAGTAGGTTATAATATTGGATCTAAAGTTTATTATTCTCAATTAAGTATTATACCCTTTATTAAAGTTTTAAGAAGAGTAATTTATAATCCTAAAAAAAATTATGCTAATCGCAAACTATTAAATAGATTAAACGAATTAACAATTGCAATTTGGTATATGGACGATGGTCATATTAACATTAGAAAAACTGAAAATAAAGTTCATGGTTTTTATATTAAAATTGCAACATGTTTAACTAAAGAACAAAACCAAATTATAATAGATTATTTTAAAGAAGTTTGGAATATATCTTTTTATCAATTTAAAGAAGGTAAAGAAACTTATTCTTTGTGTTGTGGAACACAAGAAGGTGTTAAATTTATACAATTAATAAAACCTTATGTAGAATCATGTCCGTCGATGCTATATAAAATTCAATATGATTTGAGCCAACGTAAAGATTACGTTGCGTAGAGTTTAATAACTCGAAACACAATACACTAAAAATAGTGAAGATATAGTCTGATCTCATATGAAAGTATGAGTTAACATAAATGTTTGACGTTGATAAAATGTATATAATGTTTCCTAAAATTGTACCTCAATATAATTTGTCAGATAAAATTTTTAATTATGTTCGTACAAATTTAAAAGGTAAAACTAAAGAGGAAACAATTGATAATATTAATAAAGTAATTGATCAAATTAATCCTGATTATGATGAATCATTTAATGTAGATGATTTTGCAGAAGAAATTTTAAATATTTCAAATGTAAGTGATACCCAAGATTTAGAAAAACAATTATATAAAGATACTGTAAATTTATTTATTAACGTTTTACGTAAAACTAAAAAACAATCACCGTTATTAAAAGATATTAAAGATCAAACTGATTTTGACACGGTTGAAAGTTTAAAATATGATGTTAGAGATTTAGGAAATAAATTAATTGAATTATATAAATCAGTACTTACACATCCTGAAGTTTATTCAAGTGTAATGAAACCTATTGATATTGATTTTATAGAAAAAGAAATTAAAGATATTTTTCCTGATAAATCTAATATATTTATGAATCATTTTGATCCTGAAGTAGACACTAAATTAAGATATTCTTTATTAGGTGGTAAAGCAGGAGTTGGACAAGAAGCTAATGCTATGGTTGATATTAGTAGACCTGGTAAATTAGTTTTAAATGATGTTAAAGATATTTTATGGGGTCATCACAATATAGAAGGTGAATCAATATTTGACTTAGAGTTTTCTGAAAAATTATCTGAAGAAGATTTAAATTATTATGTTAATGAACTTGTTGATAAAAATGCAGATTCTGAAAGAATTAAAGAGTTTAAAAATGAACTTCGTAAAGTAAAAACAATTGATTCTTTAACAGCTATTTTGAATGCATTTGTGGATATTGCAAAAGATCCATATATTTCTAAAGGTAACTGGACAACATCTACAACAAATGTTGGAAACTTATTATTAAGATTGGGTGCACATCCACTATATGTTGTAAACTTTTTAGCAAATGATGTTATTACACAATATGTAGAATTTCAAAAATCTAAAGAAGGTTTAACTGAAAATGAACCTGGAGATTTAATGGAATCATTTAAAGCAGAGCTAGTAATAAATAATTTAAATAATTATGCTAAAAAACAAGGATTTAAACTTGATTTGGGTGCAATTTATGATAAACAATTTAATAAATTAAATGTTGAAGAACGTAAAGAGAAATTAAAATATCGTTTAGATAAAGGATATATTAATCAACAACAATATGATGAAGAACTAGTTAGTATAGATAAAGAACTTAAAGATTCTTTAAATATATTAAATAAAAAATTAAAGTTAGAAACAGATGATTTAGAAAAAGTAAGAAAAGATATTATAAGTATTAATAATTCTGTTTTTGATGCAAAACCTTTAAATATATTTGATAGAAATACTTTACAATATAATAAGTTTAAATTAAATTTAAAATACTTTAGAAATCAAAATAAGATTAAAAATAAAAATGAAGATTCGTTAATGTTTGAAGTTAATTTACTAAAAACATTTAAAGATTTAGTTGAATACTCTAAAAATCTTGGTGAAACTGTAAGACTATCTAAAATTGATACTGATGGTTTTGGAAAAGATCACAATAGTTTATTTGGTATTTTTAATTTATATGAACAAGTTATAGATAAAGAGATAGATCAAGTTAAAGGTTCAATTAGAGGTTTTAATACTAAATTAAACAATACTACACTTGGAGTATATTGGAATCAATTAGAATGGGTTAAAAACCTTGTAGAGGCTAATCCTTTATTATTTCCGTCAGGTATGTCGCAAGCTAAGAATATGTTTAATGAAATATCTAATGATTTATATGGTACTAACGCAATTGACGCTGAACTATTAACAGATTTAAGTAAACATTATAATAGTTATTTAATGTCTAAATTCTTTAATTTATCTAAAGAAGAATCACAAGATTTATTAGACAATCTTCCTAAAAGAATAAAAGAATATAAAGATATAATAGGTGAAAAATATTTCATGTTAAATGAAATGAATATTAAAACTTATAAAAATAATAAATATTCTGATTCAATTCAATTAGGTAATAGAAAGAAATCTAAATCTTATGATAGATCATTTACAAATTCTTGGAAAGATTTATTTATAGATAATCCCAAATTAGCTGAAGATTTAGTTAAATATGGTTTTATTACTTCAGGATTTCAAATGAATACTAATCAATTTTTTACATTCATACCTTCTGAATATTTTAATCAGAACGATATTAATCGTAAAATACAAGATATTACTGAAGAAATTAATAATGAACAATTAAATGATTTTGTAGATAAATTTTATTTAAATAATTTAACTAATAAAAAATATGTTAAAAAAATAAAAGATAGTTTAATTTATACATTTACTAAAAATTTAAAAAGTGAACAAGATTTTACTAATGATTTTATAATGAAAGAACCTGGTAAATCTCGTAAATATGTAGAATTAAGAATACCTTCAAAATTAGGAGCAGATCCTTTAGCAAATATACCTAAACAATATTATAAACTTGTAGGTTATAATGAATTAAAACAAGGTGTTTATCAAAGAATTGAAGATGTTATTAATAAATTAAATGATAGATCTTTAATCACTTATTCAGACTATGTCGATGTTAAGACAACTATTAAACCTGACTTAGATGTACAATCACCTCAAATAGAAGATTTTGTACCTACAGATAGTGTTGATAATTTATATGAAGATGTAAATATGGAAGAATTTTTAAATTCAATGCAATATGGTAGTGAGCCAATGATAGTATCTGAAGTTACACCAATTGTTGAAATTCAACAATTATCTTTATTTGATAATATTCAAGAATCTAAAACTATGAATAGTTTAAAAGAAATGTTTGAACAAAGTTTAATGTTAAATAAGTTTAACGAATCAGGAGTAAATAATGTAGATGATTTAAGTAAATTATCTGAAGATGAATTAGCAGAACTGCTTAAAAAAATATGTAAATAATGGATAAATCAAACTTATTAAGTAAAATAATTGTAGATACTTTAAACTACAGAATACAACAAGAAGAATTTTCTTCAAGATTATATGAACAACTATCATTATGGTTAAATAATGAAGGTTTTTTAAATTGTTCAGAATTATATAAAAAGTATTCAGATGAAGAATTAAAACACGCACAGTGGTCTAAATCATATCTTTTAGATTATGGTATTACACCTTGTCTTATGAAACTAGAGTCTCCAGAAATGGAGATTACTAGTCTTAAAGATGTTTTTGAAGCGACTTTAGAACACGAACTTGATATTACAAGACAATGTGAAGAATTAGCTTCTACTGCTTTAAAAGAAGGGAATCATGTATTATATGCATTAGCTTCTAAATATTGTGCAGAACAACAAGAAGAAATTGGTAAAGCTATTACTAATTTAGATATTTTTAAACTAAGTACTGATATGTTGATTATAGATCATTATGTTGGTGATAAATTATTATAATATATGAGTATATCTTGTCCAAATAAACGCTTAAAAAGTTGGAAAGATTTAGTCCAAAAGGTAGGTGAAAATAAAGCCTACCTTTTATGGTCTGAATATAACGGTAATGTACCTGACAATTATTACAATGAAAAAAGTATAGAAGTTGAAGAAACTCAAGATAATGATATAATAACAAATGAAAAAAATTTATCTGAATTTGTAGATGAATCTGTTAAAACTTCTATATTTGATGAAAATACTTTGAATTTTAAAAAGAAAACATTATTAGATTTAAATAAGAAATTATTATTTGGTAAAGGTACTTTAGATAAATCATATACATCTAAAGAAGTTTTACAAAATATAATTGATTCAAATTTAAATTTTAAAGATGAGACTATTGATTTAATTTTTAAAGCAATGACATTATTAGAACGTTCAAATAGTCGTGTTAAAGTTATTAGTCAAGAAAGATTTGATAAAATGACTAAAGATTCTGATGGTGATGGTGTTGCAATAATGGCTTATAATTATGAATTAGAAAGTGTTATTTATTTACCTGAAAGTTCTTTAGCTAATTTTAGAAGTGATGACGTAATATCTTCTTTTTTACATGAAATTGCACATGAATTAAGTATTAATGCTTTAATTAATCCTATAACTTATGCTGAAAAACAATTTGCTGAATTAGTTACAAAAGCTTTTGAACAATATAAATATTTAGGAGAACGTAATTTTAGTAAAAGTTATGGTTTTACTAATGTAAAAGAATTTGTTGCGGAATTATATTCTAATAAAGAATTTCAACAAGAAATTATTAGTTTAGATAAATCATTATGGCAAAAATTTAAAGATGCTTTTAGAAGAATATTAGGATTACCTAAAACTTTAGCTAATGAAGAATTAATAGATAGTATTTTATTAATTCAAGAAGTTGAAAAATATATTGAACAAGTAGGTACTACTTATACATATAAAAATGATTATAGTAATTCATTTGGTAATGTATTATTTAAAAAAGTAGATTCTAAAAATATTAAATTAGATACTTTAGAAAAGAAACTTCAATATACTATAGATTTATCTAAAGATAGAATTGAACAATTAATTGATAGAACAAGATCTAATAAGAAGTCTAAAAGTAAAAAAGATAAAGAAGAATTTTTAAAATCTTTTGAATCTTTATTAAATGAAATTAAAGTATTAGAAAATACAGATAAGTGGAAAGCAATTGTATCCTATGTTAATTCATTTTCTAAAACATTAGAAAGAAGTAATAATATTTTAGATTCATTATTATATGATGAAAAAACAGATACTTTTACTAAAGAAATTGATTCTGAAAAAATGTTAGAAGTTGTTTATGCTCATGAAGAATATGTAGCAGCTTATGATTTGTTAGAAAATATTCAAACATTAATTAAAGATAGTCAAAACGATATTACTGTAAACTCTGATGTACGTGCACAAACTACTGAAATTAAAAGTATTTTAAGAAACTTACAAGAAAGTCATGATAAAATTGAAGGTACTTTCAATAACGTTCGTAAAGCATATGCTGTAAAATTATTTTCTAAACCTGAAAATAACACGAGAGTTGTTACAGAATGGAGAGATAAATTATTTGCAGAATACTCTAAATTAAAAATACAAAACGAAACTCGTGAACAGTATTTTGGTAGAATGATTAATGGTAAATATAAAGAAGAATATCAACAAGCATTAAAAGATAGTGCTAAAAGTATTGTAAATGATCCTACTTTTGATATTTCAAGCTTTAGTTTACACGGTGAAGATTTATTAAATACTAATAGTAGTTTAATTAACATTATGTCTAATATTATTGGTAAAGTTAGAGATAACATT